ACGTATCGGAGTTGATGTGGCCAAAACCATGCAGCAGCAGGAACACCAGACCAAGCAGAAGTTCGCTGACCATGCTCACCAGAAGGACAGCGCGGTTCTGCAGCATATGATCCAGCAGGTTCAGCAGCAGGCACAGGCTCAACAAGCCCCACAGGCCCCTCCTGAAGCCCCACAAGCTCCTACTGAAGAGGCCCCTGAATGAGCCACGACCTTGTAACGTACCTCCTCAAGAAGGTACGCGAAGAAATTGCCGCAGTCGAAACAAGCCTCGCTCGCGGCGGTGCAAAGGACTTTGCCGAGTACAAATACTCATGCGGCACGGTCCAAGGGTTGAACAAGACCCTGAGCATGTTGCTCGAACTTGAAAAACGTATGGAGATCGATAGCGATGACTGACCTGTTCCTCGGCACAAACCCCGATGATCCAAGTATCGTGACTGAACTACCCGCCTCTGATGAACAGAAGGCAAAACAGCTACCAGACCCCTCAGGCTATCGCATCCTATGCGCTATCCCCGAGATCGAACGTAAGACCGAAGGGGGCATCCTGAAGGCGGATATCACCGTCTCCAACGAAGAGCTTCTGACCTCAGTGCTCTTTGTGGTCAAGATTGGCCCTGACGCCTTCAAGGATGAGAAGCGCTTCCCCAGCGGACCATGGTGCAAAGAGGGTGACTTCATCCTGACGCGACCCCACGCGGGCACACGGGTAAAAATCCATGGGCGAGAGTTCCGTCTAATCAATGACGATAGCGTTGAGGCTGTCGTTGAAGACCCCCGTGGCGTTAGCCGCGCATAAAGGAGAGAGATCATGGCCGAAGTTAATGACGACGACTTCGAATTCGAAGTTGAAGGTGTCGAGATCGACATCGATGTAGAGGACGACACTCCCGCCGAAGACCGTAATCGGCAGCCTCTACCCCAAGAGATCGTGGACGAGCTCGAGGCTGACGAGCTGGAAGACTATTCTGATAAGGTGAAGACCCGCCTTAAGCAGATGAAGAAGGTCTGGCACGACGAGCGCCGTGCCCGTGAAGCCGCCCAGCGCGAGCAGAACGAGGCTATCTCTGCCGCACAGCGCATGATGCAGGAGAACCAACAGCTTCGCCAGTCCTTGGTGCGGGGTGAGGGTACGCTCATCAAGAGCTTCCAGCAGTCTACAAGTATCGAGCTAGAGACGGCTCGACGCGAGTTTAAGGAAGCCTATGAAAGCGGTGACGCAGACAAGCTGGTAGCAGCGCAGGAGCATCTACAAGATGTCCAACGGCGTATCTCCCAACTAAAGTCCTATAAGCCTACTTTACAAGCTGCAGAACAGCCGGTACAGAATATTCAGCAGCCGGTAGTAGCACCGACTTTGGACAGCAAAACGAGGGCGTGGCAAGAGCGCAATTCGTGGTGGGGTTCAGACCCGGAGATGACTGCCTCGGCACTTGGGCTTCACCAAAAGCTCGAGCAGCAACACGGTAACGGCTATGTCGGTACCGACGAGTATTGGTCGTCCATCGACACAACGATGCGGCGCAGGTTCCCCGAGTACTTCGGTGGGGCCGAAACCAGAGCACCTCGTGCTGGTAAATCAGCCACGGTGGTTGCACCTGCTTCGCGCAGCACATCTTCCAAAAAAATTGTGCTTAGTCAGTCTCAGGTCAATTTGGCCAAGAAGCTGGGTATCACTCCTGAACAATATGCTCGGGAATTTGCAAAGAGTAAGGGTTAATCACCATGTCAGAAGCCAGAATTTCACGTGAACTAGACACTCGGGCCACGTTCGAGCGTCCTAAATCTTGGCAACCCGCCTCACTGCTGCCAGAGCCGGATAAACAACCCGGTTATGCGTACCGTTGGGTTCGTGTCTCGTCCTTAGGGCAGTCCGATCCAACAAACCTCTCATCCAAGCTCCGCGAAGGATGGGAAGCAGTTCGTGTCGAGGAACAGCCAAAGTTTCAGATGCTGGTCGATCCGAATAGCCGGTTCAAAGACAATATCGAAGTCGCAGGTTTGCTCCTTTGCAAGGTCCCTACAGAGTTCATGGAACAACGTACGGCCCACTTCAATAAAGCAGCCCAAGGCCAGATCGAGTCAGTAGACAACAATTTCATGCGAGAGAACGACCCCCGTATGCCCCTCTTTAGGGAACGGAAGTCGACCTCCTCGTTCGGCAAAGGCAAATAAGCTAGGAGCTTATAAATGGCATATCCTGTTATTCCATCTCCATATGGCCTGCTTCCGCAGAACCTGCTTGGTGGTCAGGTATTTTCGGGTTCCACCCGTGAATATCCCATTCAGTTCGGTTACAACACGAACATCTTCTATGGTGACTTCGTGCAGCTGTCGCGTGGCTTCGTTAACCGTGCAGCGGTCTCGACCGGTACCGGTTTGAACCAAACTGTCGGTATCTTCCTTGGTTGTTCGTTCACGAACCCTGTCACCAAGCAGAAGACCTTCACGCAATATTGGCCTGCGGGTACCCTTTCGGGTGATGCCGTGGCTATCGTCTCTGACGACCCAGACGCCGTATTCAAGGCTGTGGTGTGCTCTTCGGGCACGACCGTCGCTTCGGGTGCGTTCGCCATGATTGGTCAGAACGTCTCGGCTATCAACAACGCCTCGGGTTCCTTGATTACGGGTAACTCTAAGAACGCTGTTCTGGCCCCTACTGCCACTCCTGTCACCACCACTCTGCCACTGCGCATCATCGACGTCGTTAAGGACACCGCTGTTTCGCTTGGTACGGTTGTTTGGTCTGCGGGTACCTCCACCCTGACTGTCGGTGCGCTTCCAAACGCCCTTCCAGTTGGTACGGACGTGGCCATCCTCGGCACCAACGGCCTTCTGGCCCGTACTGGTTCCTTCGTGGCCACTGCCGCTGCGGCGGGTGATACCTCGATTGTTCTGAACCAAGCCCCAACCTTCACCATTGGCTCTGGCAACATCGGTACGACTGTCGTGCTGACCCAGTACCCAGAAGTGTTGGTCAAGCTCCAGTTCGGCGCACACCAGTACTATTCCGCCACCGGCAACGCCTAACTCTGGGAGTTATTAAGAAATGGCTATTTCACGCGCACAACTTCTGAAGGAACTGCTCCCCGGCCTGAACGCTTTGTTCGGTCTGGAGTACAATCGCTACGGCGAGGAACACAAAGAACTTTTCGACATCGAAAGCTCTGAGCGTTCCTTCGAAGAAGAGACCAAGCTGTCGGGCTTCTCGGCTGCTCCGGTCAAGACCGAAGGTGGTGCTATTGCCTATGATAACGGGCAAGAAGCATTCACCGCTCGATACAACCACGAAACCATCGCTCTAGGCTTCAGCCTGACCGAAGAAGCCATCGAGGACAACCTCTATGACTCTCTCTCGGCTCGCTACACCAAGGCGCTGGCTCGTGCCATGTCCTATACCAAGCAGGTCAAGGGCGCTGGCGTTCTGAACAACGGCTTCAACGCTAACTTCGTTGGTGGCGATGGTCAGCCTCTGTTCAGCACCGCGCACCCGCTGGTCTCTGGCGACGTCAACTCGAACACGCAAGCCACTGTGGCCGACCTGAACGAGACTTCGCTGGAAGCCGCTGTGATCCAGATCGCAGCATGGACTGACGAGCGTTCGCTCTTGATCGCTGCAAAGCCCAAGAAGCTCATTATCCCACCCGCGCTGATGTTTGTCGCCACCCGCTTGCTGGAAACCAGCCTGCGCGTTGGTACCACGGACAACGACATCAACGCCCTGAAGAACAACGGGTCGATCCCTGAGGGTTATGCGGTGAACCACTTCATCACCGACACCAACTCTTGGTACCTGACCACGGACGTTCCTAATGGTATGAAGCACTTTGTTCGTACTCCATTGTCAACTGGCATGGACGGCGACTTCGACACCGGAAATGTTCGGTATAAGGCCCGTGAGCGTTATAGCTTCGGCTGGTCCGATCCTCTGGGTATGTTCGGTTCTCCCGGCGGTTCGTAATACGATCCACTAGGACTAACGAAATAGAGGGGGAAGGGGTGCAAACCTCTTCCCCTTTTCTATGGGCTGTGCTAGCTCTTACGTACCTAGTGATAAACCAACCCGCTGACTGTCTAGGCAGACTTCCTCAAGACAGCGGGTGCAGATAGAGGATATGTTATGGGTACTTCAACCTTCTCCGGACCACTGCGTTCGGGTACCGTTCGTTTCGGCACGCTCGCCTCTGGCTTGAACACGGGTCTTCCCGTCCTGACCCAGACCGCCACCGTGCCTTTCGGCGTGATGCTGACGTCTCCAGCGGCCCAGCGCCTCTTCGTGCTCCCAGCGGGCTCCAAGATTGTTCGCTTCACCGTCGAGAAGACGGTCGCCATTGCTGGTGGTTCGGTCTCTGCCGTGAACGCCACGTTCGGTACGGCTGGCTCTGCCAACGCCTACTCGACCACGCTAGACATCGGTCTGACGACCGCCCAGACGGCTCGCGCCACCTTGGACGCGGCTCTGGTGTCCTCGGCTACTAACAACATCGGTACGGTCGATGTGCCTGTCTTCGGCACCTTCACGGCTGGTACCGGCAACCCGACCTCGGGTTCGGCTGTTGTGACCATTGAGTACATCCAGCGTCTTGCTAACGGTGCATCTTCGCCAGCCCCCTCTAACGTCTAAGTTAGGGGTCAGCGATGGCTATGCAAACTGACGTTAAAAATATCCGTGCAACTGCTTCGGCGCAGCTGCTTCCGACCAACCAGCGCACTCGTGTGAAGGGGATGATCATCACTTCCTTGGGTACGACGGTAGCATCGGTTCAGCTTAGATCAGGGGGTTCTAGTGGGACTATTCTGATTGAACTCGACATGCCCGCTACAGGGGCGTTTCACAGCACGTTAATCCCCGGTGAGGGTGTACTGTTCACCAACGGCGTCTATGCAACATTGACGAACTGCTACATCTCAATGTTTTACGGGTAAGGGCCTCATGGAAGATCATCCCGACATCCTTAAGCCAATGCTAGATGTGTTTTCGATAGCCACTGTAGTAGGGACGCTTAGCAATATGTTACCTGCCGCAGCCGCAGCTTTCAGTATCGTGTGGTCGTTAATCCGCATCTATGAGACCAAGACCGTGCAAGGCTGGCTCCATAAATGGCGCTCGAACAAGAAGGAAATTTAGTATGACCTCTCCAGTGATGCCTGCCCAAACTCTTCCACCTCGCCCTATGCCTGCTGCTGCTGCTCCTGCCCCTGCTCGCCCTGCAGGCCCTAATCCAGCACAGATGGCCGCTATGGCCGCTGCTCGTAAGCAAGCTATGGGTGGCGTAGGCCCCCGTCGCGCTGAGGGCGGTCCAGTCAAAGCCAAGAAGTACGCTAAGGGTGGGGCTATCTCCACTGGCGGCTCCAAGGGCACGACGATGAAGACCACCGTCAAACGTCAGTTTACGCTGGCTAAGGCCAAGGGTTCGCCCAGTGCAGCTAGCCGTGGTGATGGTTGCGCCCAGCGGGGTCGCACGAAGGCTAAGATTGTCTAATGGCTAAGTCTCCTGCTTGGACGCGCAAAGAAGGGAAGAACCCTAAGGGCGGCTTGAACGCCAAGGGTCGAGCTTCTTACAATAAGGCCAACCCCGGCAAGCCGGGGCTGAAGGCTCCGCAGCCTGAGGGTGGCTCCCGTAAGAAGTCCTTCTGTGCGCGGATGAGCGGTATGAAGAAGAAATTGACGAGTGCTAAGACCGCTAATGACCCGAATAGCCGGATCAATAAGTCTTTGAGAGCATGGAAGTGTTGAGATGAAAAAGCCTAAGATTTCTCCTAAGAAGGTCATGATGGCTATGATGGCCAAGAAGGCCGCGTCTTCTCCACGGGATATGCCTCCTATGGGTGGCGCTGGTCGTCCTCCTGTACCCGCCATGGGCGGGATGAAGAAGGGTGGCACCGCGAAGGATATGCCAAAAGCCAAAGAGATGGGCTCCATGGGCCTAAAGAAGGGCGGCGCTTCCAAGAAGATGGCCATGGGCGGTAAGGCCGGATGCTACGCTCGTGGTGGCGGTGTCGAAGCCAAGGGCAAGACCAAAGGGAAGTTCGTGTAATGGCCAAAGACGATAAGCTCCCCGATGCAAAGAAGTATGGGGACAAAAACTGGGACCGTGCGCAGTTCAAAAATAGCAAAGCGTTCTGGGCTAAGGCTGATAGCGCTGATAAGTCTTTTTATAAGGCCTATGATATGGCCGACGCTTATTATGGCCGCGATAAAGCCGAGAAGGTTCGAAAAGCCTTAGGTTCCGATGCTGGGGCAGATTTGCCGACAGACAAAGATATCAGCGATACTGCCGCTGGGGCAAAGCGCTTTAAGGATAAGGTGCTAGAGGACTCAGCAGCAGGGCGAAAGCAGCTCGTTGATAGCTATAATACCCGTGGATACGCCAAGGGCGGTAAGGTCAAAAAGATGGCCAAAGGCGGCTCTGTCTCTTCGGCCTCTAAACGTGCCGATGGTTGCGCCACCAAGGGCAAGACCAGAGGAAGATTTATATGATAGCCTCTCGGGGAATGGGGGATATCAACCCCAAGAAGAAGCCCCGGAATACGACTGTCAGTCAGTCTCCCGACCCTAAGAACGCCAAGGGCTTCGCTAAGGGCGGGAACTGGATTAAGGGTGCCATCAAGAAGCCCGGAGCTCTTCGATCTGCTCTCGGTGCCAAGAAGGGCGAGCCTATCCCTGCTAAGAAACTGGCAGCGGCAGCTAAGAAACCGGGTAAACTAGGACAGCGGGCACGGTTCGCTGAGGTCCTGAAAGGCTTTAAGAAGTGACCACGAGTGGCACTAGCACGTTCAATCTGAACCTCAACGAGCTTGTTGAGGAAGCGTTCGAGCGTTGCGGTGCCGAGCTTCGGACTGGTTATGACCTAAAGACTGCTCGCCGCAGCCTCAACCTCCTGACCATCGAATGGGCTAACAGGGGCATCAACCTATGGACCATCGAGTCCGGGTCGATCCCTCTGGTGCAGGGGCAGGCTACCTACACGCTGCCAATCGACACCATCGACCTTATCGATCACGTCGTACGCACAAGCCCCGGCACGACCAGCCAAGTTGATATTAATATCAGTAGGATCAGCATTGATACCTACTCGTCGATCCCTAACAAGACGGCGCAGGGTCGCCCTATCCAAATCTGGGTGAACCGTCAGAGCGGCGCTACCTACCCGACCACGGGTGTAGCTTACCCTAGTGTGACCATCTGGCCTACCCCGAACCAGAGCAGCTATTACACGCTGGTCTACTGGCGTCTGCGCCGCATCCAAGATGCTGGCACGGGTGTGACAACGCAGGACATACCCTTCCGCTTTCTTCCGTGCATGGTCGCTGGACTGGCCTACTATCTGTCCTTGAAGCTCCCTGATGGGCTGAACCGCACCCAGATGCTGAAGGCCATGTACGACGAAGCGTGGCAGCAAGCCGCCGACGAGGACCGCGATAAGGCTTCATTGCGTATCGCCCCTCGCATCTCCTTGTACTAGGAGGGTGACATGCCGACAAAGTTTGCCTCTGGCAAGAAAGCGATCTCCGAGTGTGACCGCTGCGGTTTCCGCTACCCGCTGAAGCGTCTACGTTCATTGGTCATCAAGACCAAGGTTACGAATATCCTCGTATGCCCAACCTGTTGGGAGCCGGATCAGCCACAACTGCAGCTAGGGATGTACCCGGTCAATGACCCTCAAGCCCTGCGTAACCCACGTCCAGACACGAGCTACTACCAGTCAGGGCCAACAGGCCTGCAAATCTTCACGAACAACCCTCCAAACCCCAATGCTAAGCTGGCCTATGGATACCCTTCAGATGGTAGCCGTATTATCCAGTGGGGCTGGAACCCTGTGGGGTTGTTTAATCCTTTGGCTTTTCCTGATCTTCCAAATACGCTAGTAGGAGAAGGTGCCATTGGCACCGTCACCGTGAACATAACCTAGGAGACCGTGTAATGGCTAAGAGCGATGCTAAAGAAGATATGAAGGCCGACCTCAAGCAGGACAAGAAGATGATTGCATCTGCTGTCCACAAGCATGAGCGTAAGGACCACCCCGGTAAGCCGCTGACCAAGCTGGCTAAGGGTGGTAAGACCGACGCTCAGATGCTGTCTATGGGCCGTGGCCTCGCTAAGGTCGCCAATCAAAAGATGAAGGGCTAACCATGTCCGAGCTCGATTACGGCAAACTGTATCACTCGATCACTGAGAACCCACTGCCCTCACGGCGCAAGCAGTCTTCTCCTGTGCCTATCCCAGAGGTAGGCGGTTATCCAGCCAAGGTTGCCAACACCCAAACGATGAAAACTCGTGGGACGGGTGCCGCTACTAAGGGCACCAATTCCAGCACAAAGATGGGCTAACCCATGAACTACGCCACGCTCGTTTCGACCATACAGGCTTACGTCGAAAACGACTTCCCGACCACACCGGGAACTGGCGGGCTCACGTCTACGCAGCAGATCAATACGTTCATCCAAGAGGCTGAGCAGCGCATCTATAACGCTGTTCAGCTCCTGAACCTCCGCAAGAACGTGACAGGCACCACGACCATAGGGAATATGTACCTATCGGTACCATCTGACTGGCTAGCCAACTTCTCTATAGCGGTGATTGACCCCACAACAGGTGCCTATGAGTACCTCCTGAACAAGGATGTGAACTTCATCCGCGAGGCGTTCCCGGTCCCAGCGACCACGGGCAAGCCCACCCATTACGCGATGTTCGACAACAATTCCTACATCCTCGGGCCGACGCCAGACGCCGCCTATTCGATGGAGCTGCACTACTTCTATTATCCGCCGTCCATCGTGACCGCCGGTACCTCGTGGCTTGGAGACAACTTCGACTCCGCCCTGCTCTACGGCTCCCTGCTTGAAGCCTACACCTTCATGAAGGGTGAGGCTGATGTCCTAGCGGGCTACCAGAAGCGCTATGAAGAGGCGATAGCCCTCCTAGTCATGTACGCGCAGGGTAAGAACCGCCAAGATATGTATCGCACCCAGCAGGCAAGGTACCCAGTCCGATGAGCGGCGCAGCTACCTTCCTAGGCAATGTGTCGGTGCATACCGTCAGCGGGCGTGGCTTCACGCCTGAGGAGATCGCAGAGCGGGCTCTGGATAAGATCGTCTCGGTTAGCGACGATGCACCTCCTGTCATTCGTGACCAAGCAATCGCCTATCGTGATCATATCCGACAGGTCTTGATTGTTTACATGTACGAAGCTATCCGTTCTGACCGCGTAACCGTAACGAATAAACTTACATTAGCAGGCCACCCCGAGCTCGTCGCTCTGCTGGACGCTTAAGGAGCTACCCCGATGGCTATCACCCAGTCGATGACGACCTCCTTCAAGGCTGAGGTTATGCTTGGTGTGCATGATTTCCGGGCCGCTGGGGGCGATACGTTCAAGTTGGCGCTCTACACGGCCTCAGCTACCCTCGACGCCAACACGGCGGCTTATACGGCCTCTAACGAGGTTGTGGGCACAGGCTACACCGCCGGGGGCGGTACGCTGTCAAACATCGGTGTGACCACGGCCACGGGCACGAGCGCGACGGGTACGGGCTTCACAACCTTCAGCGACCTGACCTTCGCCTCAGCGACCATCACGGCTCGGGGGGCACTGATCTACAACACGACGCCTTCGGCCCTGTCCAACGCTGGCGCTACCCTGACCAACCCTACTGTGGCTGTGTTGGACTTTGGCTCCGATAAGTCCTCTAGCGCAGGCAACTTCACTATCGCGTTCCCAGCCGCCTCCAGCACCACCGCTATCATTAGGATTTCGTAACATGAGCCGAGACCTAGCTGATCTCCATCCCTCCGTGGCCGTCAAGGCTCACGCCCATATCGCAGCCTGTAAGGCTGAGGGTATTGAGCTACTTGTAACCTGTACCTCTCGCACGATTGCGGAGCAGGACAAGCTCTATGCGCAGGGGCGCACGGCTCCGGGCAACATCGTGACCAACGCCAAAGGCGGGCAGTCGCTCCATAACTACAATGTCGCCTACGACGTGGTGCCGCTACGGCACGGTAAGCCTGTCTGGGGTACCACTGGAGAGGATGGAGTTCTATGGGCCAAGGTTGGCGAGCTAGGCAAAGCTCAAGGGCTCGAGTGGGCCGGGGATTGGAAGAAGTTCAAAGAGTACCCCCACTTCCAGTACACCAACGGTCATCCCCTATCGTACTTCAAAGCTGGCGGGGTGCCATGATTGGGTTCCTCAAAGCTCGCCTTAGTGAGCGCTCTACGTGGCTGCTGATTGGTACTGGGCTGGCTGGAGCTTCCATGCTCCCTGTGCCATGGTCCTACGCCTCCGCTGCGGTGGGCGTCATCGCTGCTTTGGTCCCCGATGGAAAGGTTAAGTCATGATCCCGTTGCCCTACGTCCTAGGAACCCTCGTGGCCGTCTTTGTGCTGGGCTGCGCTACTGGCTACTCAAACCGCGACGGTGCGGCCAAGGTGGCTGCTGCTAAGGCCTACAGGGCCGCAGAAGGCCAACGCCAAGTGATGCAGGGGCAGATCGACACCCTATCAGCAAAGTATGAGGCAGAACGTGAGCGAGCCAACAAGGTCCTCCATGAGCGGACCAACACGATCCGTGAATATTACAACAATGTTCCTGCTGTGGCCCCTAGCTGCGCTCTGCCTGATCCTATGTACGGGCTGCTCGCAAACTCTGTCCGGGATGCTAATGCCTACGCTACCAGCGAACTTGGCGCAGACATGCCCGACCCTACCAGCGCCGCCAAACCCAGCCATTGACCCTGCTCGGCTTGAGTGGGAGATAGTGGTACTTAGCAATTACGAAGACTGTGCTAAAAGGCACAGATCAACCGTTAAAGCGTGGCCACGTCGTAAGAAGTGAATAAGGAGCCATCATGGCAAAATCAGTCACCACCTGTAACAACCTACTCAAGTTGCTCTTCAACGCCACTGCTTGGACGGGCATCGCGGATAACGCTGCGTCAGCGCCGTACACCAGCCTCTATATCAGCCTGCACACGGCTGACCCCGGCACGGGTAACAACCAGACCACCAACGAGACCACGTACACCAACTACGCCCGCGTCGCGGTGGTGCGTACAAACGTGGGCTGGACCGTTGCCACTAACACGGCGGTCAACGCTGCCTTGGCTCAGTTCCCGCAGTGCGGTGCAACGGGCGCTACCTTGACCTATGTGGCCATCGGCACAGCGGCCTCGGGTGCCGGTAACGTGCTGTACTCGGGCGCACTGACCAGCTCACTAACGGTGTCTTCCGGCATTCAGCCGCAGTTTTCGGCATCCGCCCTTACCGTTACGGAGACCTGATCATGGATCAGCCAAACTTAGCTAAGGGCGAAGAGCCGCTGTATTTGTGCGCCGAGTGTGATGAGCCAGTTTTTCTGGTTGATGGTGCCATCTATAAGCCTTGCGGCCACATACAGGCTGCGGTGCTGGCAAACCTGACGGCAATCTTGCGCGGTCAATCAGAGGTTAAATAGGTGGCAATCACCTCGCTCAAGGCATTGGTGGACGCTGAAGAAGCGGGCCAGACATTTTTTGCCACATGGCGAAAAGTGCCCAATGCTTCGACGGGTACATTTTGCTGGTTCGACACCACGCTGTCTGCTGGCAATCCTCTTCCGTTTTACTACGCCTCAAGTCCGCTTGTGGGTGTCCCAATGGGTCAGTCCGTCAACGGCGGGCTACCGCACAACCTACCTGTTGCGCCATTGGGGTATAAAACTTTCCTCAAGAATTTTACCGTATCCAACACGACCAACCTTCAGACTGGCCCCATCATTCTGATGGACTACCAGTTCTACTACCCGTTTATCGACATGGGTTCGACGGACGAACAGTTTTTGGACAACACGGCAACGCTCACGCGCAATACGACGGGCGCTGGGCTTAAGATCATCGCCGTTCAAATGGCCGGTCAGATCGGCACGGGCAACCCGCGCTTTACCGTAAATTACACCAACAGCGACGGCGTTGCAGGACGTGTTACCCCGCCAGCAGTTTGTGGAAATAGCAACATCGTCGGCGCGTTGATAACAACAACATCTGGCGGCGTTTCGGCCAACGGATCAAACGTGCCCTTCTTGACCCTTCAAGAGGGCGACACTGGCGTTCGAAGCATTGAAAGCGTTACGTTCCAAAGTGTTGATATCGGCCTGATCGCTCTGGTGCTGGTTAAGCCTATCGAAAACATCATGCCGAAAGAGATAGCATCGCCTTCGGAACGGGTTCCGGTGCTCGACTATATGGACCTTCCCGTTATTCCCGACAACGCGTATCTTTCACTCTTGGTAAACGTCACAACCAACGCCAACGGCATGACGCTCAACGGCATAATTCAAACCATTTGGGGTTAGTCTCATGGCTCTTCAGTCTATGGATCAAATTATTTCGGCTTTGACTGCGGGGCAGTTTAACCGAACCGATTGGAACAAAAACGCCCTGCCTGTCACCGCGCAGGCGGCGGGTACTTGGTACGATCTGAGCACGGGTGCGGGCAACCCGTTTCAAAACAGCGTCATTGGCTCGACAACCAACCTCGCCTTCCAAGCGGTGTCAGACAATACGACCAGCACAGCCGCCAGCGGCGCACTTGGCGGCTCAATTTCCACCACGGTCTTTACCGACACCACGCACGGCACGGGCCGCTTCACAGTCGGCATGCTGCTGACTGGCACGGGCGTGTCTCCGGGCACCTACATCACCTCGCTCGGCACGGGTACGGGTGCCAACAACGGTGGTACCTATAACGTCAGCATCTCGCAGACAGTCACGTCGCAGACCATCACGGGCACGGCAACCCCCAACGGCCTCTATACTGGCGGTAACGTCTCGCCCAGCGTCAAAAACGTCTTGAACGCTTCAGCCTATTCAGCAGCCGCCACGACCGCACCCTGTATCCTCATGTTGGTCGATCAACTGGCTGTCTATACCGTCAGCAGCGTGACGACCACGGGCGCACAGACCTTCACCGGAACCCAGACCCTTCCGCGCTATGCAGACGGCAAGGGTGTTCAAGCCTATATCGTGCCTTCGATTGTCACGGGTGCGGGTACGCCTACCATCCAACTTAGCTATACGAACCCAGCAGCAACCGCCGCTCGCTTGACCCCTGCAACGCCTGTCTTACCAACTGCCGCAGCCACGGCCCCTGTTGGGCAAATCATCTATTCGGGTACGGGTGCTGGTAAGTATGGCCCATTCATGCCCCTAGCAGCGGGCGATACAGGCATCCTGTCTATTCAATCCATCAACCTTAGCGCCACAATGACGTCGGGCTGTATCAACGTCGTGCTCTGCAAGCCGCTGCTGACGCTGCCCATCACTGCACAGGGTGTCGCATCTGAGCGCGATCTGCTGAACCAACTGCCATCGCTGCCTCGGATTTACGATGGTGCCAACCTTCAATGGCTGATCTATGCAGGCGCAGCAACGCCTATCAACAGCGCGTTTTATGGTTCACTTGATGCGGTTTGGGGCTAACGATGGCGCTTCTGGGCAACTATTCGCTCGTCAATAAAATCCCCGTCAAATATTTTGGCGGGACGACGGGTGATGCCCAAGTCAGAAGCAACTTCAACCAGTCTGGGCGCTACCGAAATCGAATGTACCCCGACCAGACCACGACGGCGTTGCCTCTGTACTCCGTGCCTACGGGGTCTTACCCAACGCTGTCGTGGATCATCGCGCAAATAGCCGGGTCTATTGGGTCAAGTAACCAGATTTATGGCCTTGGTGTACCTACAGGTAACTTAGCAGGGGCTAAGAACGGCACCGCAAGCCTAACGGGTTCAGGCACGATCACTAACGGCAACCTGACCCTTATCGCGTCTCTTATTGCGTCCCTCACGGGTGCGGGCGATGTCACACCTCCGCCGTCGCTAGTCGGCAAGCTCGAGCTAATCAGCAACCAGCTTACGGGTGCTGGTGCTGTTGCGGCTACCCTCACGGCCTTTGCATCGGTTCAGGCTGATCTGGCAGGTACAGGCTCCTTGGCCGTGACACCGTACGCCACAGGGCAGCTGGCAGCAAATATCACAGGCCAATCAGCCCTGTCTCCAGACAGCCTCGCATCAGCAGTGTGGAGCGCCTTGGCCGCACAGTACAATGTGAATGGCACGATGGGTCAGAAGCTAAACTCGGCAGCGGCAGGGGGTATCGACTATGCAGCTCTAGCAGCAGCCGTTCTGGCCGCTATGAACGCCTCACCACCTAACGTCAACATCGCCAAGATCAATAACCTAACTGTTGATGGGGCCGGTACGGAGGCCGATCCGTGGGGTCCAGTCTAAGCTGGGGCAAATCGTTTGGTGGCGCGTGGGGTAACTCCTTCGGCACAGCTGCGGTTTTTGTCACCGGGGTCGCGGCTGCGGGCGCAGTCGGCGCTGTTGTTGTCTCTCTACCTAGTATCGTCTCCGTAGATGGGGTCGAGGCTGTTGGCGCTGTCGGCACCGTTGATATTTCCGCCTCTACCTCCACCTCCGTAACCGGGGTCGAAGCTGCTGGCGCTGTCGGCACCGTTGATGTTTCCGCCGCTGCCACCGCCTCCGTAACGGGGGTCGATGCTACAGGTGCTCTGGGCTCTGTTGTTGTCTCTCTGCCTAATATCATCCCTGTAACGGGGATTATCGCCGCCGGGGCTATTGGCACGCTATCCATAAGCACGTATTCCAATGTCTATCTAATTGGGGTACAAGCATTAGGTCTAGTGAATACCCCGCTAGTTTGGGGTCTGATCAACGAAGGCCAGACACCGGGATGGCTACCTTTGGACGATGCTCAGAACCCCGCATGGGGGGTTATAAACGAGAGCCAGACACCAAGCTGGCAGGTTTTGAATGACGCTCAGACCGCTGGGTGGAGTTCTGTAGGTAGTGGCCAGACACCAAGCTGGCAGGCTTTGAATGACGCTCAGACCGCTGGGTGGAGTTCTATAGACGAGAGCCAGACACCGGGCTGGCAGGCTTTGAACGATGCTCAGACCGCTGGGTGGAGTTCTGTAAATGATAGCCAGACACCGAGCTGGCAGGGTACGGGTAGCCCTCCGCCGGGAGGCTGGGTTCAGGTTGTGGATGGAAATGCAGTAACTTGGGTACAAATCCCATCTTAAGGAACGGTTATGGCGAGTACATATAGTCAGCTAAAGATCGAGCTGCAGACCACGGGTGAGAACAACACCACGTGGGGTGACATCACCAACGTCAACCTTGGCACTGCGCTTGAAGAAGCCATCACAAAGACCGCTGTTATTACGTTCGCTAGCGCCGACGTAACCCTGACCCTGACCGACACGAATGCCTCTCAGTCTGCGCGACGCGCACGACTAAACCTGATCGGCGTCACGGGCGGCGTGGCTAGGAACCTGATAGTTCCCACCATTCAGAAATCTTACATCGTCAACAATGCTTGCGCCGACACCATCACGGTTAAGAACGTCGCGGGCGCGGGTGTCGCTGTCCCTGCTGGCGCTAGCCTGTGGGTCTACAATAACGGTACGGATGTCGTCAGTGCCACTAACTACCTCGTCGGCCTAAGCCTCGGAACATCGCTAGCTGTCACCTCGGGCGGCACGGGTGCCACGACCGCTTCAGGTGCTCGCGCTAACCTAAGCGCAGCTGTGCTAGGCGCTAACAGCGACATTACCTCACTCTCGGGCCTCACGACCGCCCTGAGTGTGGCGCAGGGCGGTACAGCCGCAACCTCCGCTGCAGGTGCCAGAACGAACCTCAGCGCCGCTGCCTCAGGCTCTAACAGCGATATCACCCAGCTCTCAGGCCTCACCACGGCTCTCAGTGTGGCGCAGGGCGGTACAGGGGCTACGACAGGTGCCGGGGCCCTCACGAACCTAGGTGGCACGGCTGTAGGTACAGCGCTCTTCACTGCTGCTAATGCTGCAGCAGGACGTACAACACTGGCTGCAGCGGCCTCGGGCGCTAACAGCGACATCACATCTCTCTCGGGTCTCACCACCCCCATCAGCATTGCTCAGGGCGGCACAGGGCTAACGTCTGTTGGCGCTAACGGCTATGTCGTTACCTCTGACGGAACGAACTTCGTTATGGCCCCTGCACCGGGTGCGGGCTCAGTCTTGACCTTCAGCGGAGGCACAACGGGCCTTACGCCTAGCACAGCCTCGGTAGGCGTCATCACACTAGGTGGTACACTTAACGTCGCCAACGGCGGCACCGGGCTTGCTACGCTAACCGCCAATAACGTGATGCTCGGCAATGGCACCTCTTCGCCAACCTTTGTGGCTCCCGGCACTAACGGCAATATCCTCACGTCCAACGGTACGACATGGTACTCAGCGGCTGCTCCAGCAGGCGGTGTCACGACCTTCAGCGGCGGCACCACAGGCCTTACGCCTAACACAGCCACTGCTGGCACTATTACGCTCGCAGGTACCCTAGCAGTCGCTAACGGCGGCACGGGCCAAACAACAATCTCAGCCGCACGGACGGCCATCGGTACGGGCGTAGCCGTAACAAAGACAGCCAACTACACAGCGGTCGCTGGCGACGTGCTGGCCTGTAACACAATTACCACAGGGGCTTTCACAATCACGCTCCCCGCATCCCCTGCGGCGGGTGATAAGCCCATCGTGATCTTCGATGCAGGTACGACGAGTTCTGTGAACGGCTTTGCTACCAACAATCTCACCGTGGCTCGCAACGGCAGCACCGTCCACACCTTGGCTGAGGATGTGATATTCTCGACCAAAGGTGTCTGCGTGACGTTCGAGTACATCGCTGGCACATGGAGAATTCGCGTTGGTTAATGCCACAGCACTCGTCAACTTCGGCAACGGTACAGGCCTTGAGATCGGGGACTGGACCTACTCGACCTATCTGCGGTCTGCTCCCGGTTATCTTCCATTAAACAACGCAACCACGAGCTACCTTCAAGCTAGCTATCCTGCTTTGGCTGCGCTTTTGCCCGACATATACAAAATTCAACTAACGTCATCCGCTGTAGTAACGATGCCATCATCCCAGCAGTGGTTTGGTATCGGTTATGGAAACGGAACGTGGGTAGCGGGGGCTTATGGTGGTACCGGTGCGGCCACTTCGACTGACGGCACAACGTGGACAGCCCGAACTAGTACTGGCGGTATGCGGTCAATAGCCTACGGTGCAGGGGTTTTTGTTTCCGTAGCATCCGGGGGCACGCAATCGTCGCCCACGGGCGTCACTTGGACAGCACGAACCGCAGTGGCGGGAGAGGCCGTTGTATATGCTGCTGGAACCTTTGTCATGGTTGGTGCAAACTGCGCCGCCACATCAACCGATGGTTTTACGTGGACAACTCGAACTATACCAACCGGAAACTGGTATAGAATGGCTTACGGAGCAGGTTTATTTGTTGCAATTACAGATAATAATAGTATAGCCGCTACATCTCCTGATGGCATAACGTGGACATCTAGAACTCTACCTAGAACCATAAGCTCCCAAGGTATAGCCTATGGTAACGGTACTTTTGTTATTATAGATTTGGTGACCAGCACAAAAGTTATGCTTTCTACAGACGGTATAACTTGGGTAGATACAACCACAACTTCCCATGTCACATCAGCAGTCGCGCTTGTTTTTGGTAATGGTCTTTTCGCAGCGACCAACGGGACATCGGTGTCTTTGTCTGGAAATGGGGTTCAGTGGTCTACCGTCGCTGTCCCCGCCTACGGTGCTAGCGGTCCTTCTCTTGCCTATGGAGATAGTGGCGTTTTTGTCTCTCTACCCAACGGCGTGTCGGCAACCCCCGCCCTCCGCATCACCGCCGAAGTCAGCACCAGCACCTTTACTCTCCCCGTCGTGACCCCCGTCACGGGCACCTTCACATACGTTCGAGCAACATAGGATAAGCCTGTGGCTAATGCAGCATCCCTAACCAACTTCAGCAGCCCAGCCCTCGATATCGGAGACTGGCTGTACTCGATCTATCCACGCTCGGCACCGGGCTACCTGCCGCTAAATGACGGGGTTACGACCTACCTCGCCTCCAGCTATCCGACACTGTTTGGGCTTTTGAACGCCAACTACAAAGTCATTCCTGTCTATACAGCCGGTACCGGATTAGGAACCTGCCAATATCGCAATGCTGCTTATGGAAGCTCTGTATGGGTTCTACCCGGATTTAATGATACCACTGGCTGGAGAACCTCAACAGATGGGGCAACGTGGACAGCGAGGACTGGTCCGGATACTAACGCTGGGCGGTCGATTGCTTTTGGTACGGGCATATTTGTAACCATTGCAGCCCCTAATGCTTACACCTCAACAGATGGCATCACATGGACCACTCGCTCTGCAAGTTTAAACGGTAGCTTTAGCTGTGAAGCGCTCTTCTATGGCGGCGGTCTATTTGTAGCGATGGGGCAAAATGGAAGCACACAGGACTTAGCCTACACCTCAACTAACGGCATCACATGGACTGCCCGCACTGTTCCGGCTATCGCTGGCTATGAGCATATTGCTTACGGAAACAGTATTTATGTAGCTACTGCTGGAACCCTATGGAGTGGAAGCTCAACCACCTATGCGACATCTCCTGACGGAGTGACGTGGACCTCACGCACCCTGCCCTTCACGGCAACTGTAGGTGGTCTTGTTTTTGCCAGCGGTAAATTCTGGATGCTGTCATCTGCTTCTGGTACCACTATTTACTCCTCTACAGACGGCATCAGCTGGACAAGCAATACTATATCACCAACCATCGGTGTTAACCGAGGTTTGGCTTTTGATGGCACAATCTTCACAGCTATTGATAACTCTGGGAACTTCTCAGTTTCCGCTGATGGCCTAAATTGGACGGTCAAACTAGCTACGGGGTACGCCGGAGCCAATCAGCTTATATTCGGTGCATCCGGTGTTTACGTCGCAGTCAATAATAGCACTGCGGTCGCTAAAATTTCCGCCCCCGTCAGTACCACCCAATTCACCCTCCCCGTGGTCACGGCACTGACCAACACCTTCACCTATGTCAAGGCGACCTAACCATGACCGTATGCTACACCTACGACAGTCAGAACATCTACGTGGCTATGGTCGAGTTTGACCCCTATGGCCCCGTCCCTGCAAACTCCACGCTCGTTGCGCCTCCTCTGGTGGTCTACCCGCAGGTCGCTCAGTGGCAAGGAGATATCTGGGCTATCCTAGCCTCACGCCCTCCAGCGCCCGCCCCAGTGCCGCCTGTGAACGATACGGTCTACACCCGCCTGCAGTTCCTGTTCCTGTTCACCCCACAAGAGGTCATCGCGATCCAGAACGCGGCACTGACGAACGAGTCGGTGGCCTACTACAACTATATGATCAACGCGGTGGTCACCTTGCAGCTGACGGATCAGACTGTTATCAATGGGGTTAACATGCTAGCCACAGAGGGTGTCATCACGCCCGAACGCGCTGCGCAAATCCTTGCTGGTGATCCGGCACCCACTGCTCCGTAAGGTACCGCTGGTATGGCTTTCATCAAGCTGCAGTTCAAACCGGGTATGAACCGTGACCAGACCAACTACTCCAACGAGGGTAGTTGGTGGGACGGCAACCATATTCGGTTTCGCTCTGGGTACCCCCAGAAGATCGGTGGATGGATAAAAGCCTCCTATAACTCGTTTTATGGCGTGTGCCGCCAGTTCTGGAACTGGGTAACAACCTATGCGGATAACCTCATAGCCCTAGGGACCAACAACAAGCTCTACATCAATGCGGGTGGGCAGTTCTATGACGTCACCCCGCTGCGAGCTGTAAACCCTACCCTAAGCTCCACGATCACCGACAACTGCGTCCAGACCTTTGTGGGCTCGACCACGGTAACCCTTAACCTAGGGAGCGCTACAGACCCTAACTGCGTTGTGGGGTCTTTTGTGACTGTGCGCGGCGTGACCGGCACGGTGGGCGGCATCCCTAATGCTCAGATCAATGCTAACCAAATCGTTACGGCAGTAGGTGCTACGTCTATCTCCTTTGTTGTAGCTACAGCTGCTTCGTCCAATGTGGCCGCTGGTGGCGGCACGGCTATCTTCATCGACTTTGAGATTGCCCCCGGTAACGTGGTCTCCGTGCGGGGCTATGGCTGGGGTGTGAGCTACTGGGGACGTGGGACTTGGGGCTCTGGTGCTCCTGCACCGTATGCGACCCTGCAGCGGGATTGGTTCTTCGATAACCTCGACAACGACCTCATCATGAACATCCGTGAGGGCGTGCCCTACTACTGGGCTCGGGGTGCGAACGTAGACCCGGCTATCTCTTTAGGTACCCGTGCTATCAGCCTAGCTGCCTATGCTACAAGCGCTGGATACCCAAGCGCTGCGGTACCCGTAAAAGTCACCCAACTGCTCGTCTCGCAGCAGGATCGCCACGTCATTGCCTTCGGCGCTGTGCCCTACGGCAGTACCTCTGCGGCTGACTTTGACCCCCTGCTTATCCGCTGGTGCAGCCAAGGCTCGCCGGGAGAGTGGACGCCTACTGTGACCAATTCTGCGGGCTTCCTACGGGTCTCTCGTGGCTCTGGCATTGTTAGGGCGCTGCCCACACGGCAGGAAATCCTCGTCTTCACGGACACGCACCTCTTCACCTTGCAGTTCCTCGGTACGACCGATGTGTTCGGTCTGCAGGAGTATGCTGACAACATCTCCATCATCTCACCTCGGGCGGTTATCACAGCTGCCAACATCACCTACTGGATGGGTAACGGTAAGTTCTACGCCTATACGGGCCGCGTGGAGACCCTCGCCTGCTCGCTACGGAACCATGTGTTCGAGAACCTCAACCGTAATCAATATGGTCAGATCGTGTGCGGCACCAACGAGCAGTGGAACGAAATCTGGTGGTTCTACCCTAGCGCCGACTCCAACTGGAACGACAAGTACGTCATCTACAACCACCTTGAGCGCATCTGGTACTATGGCAATATGGAGCGCACAGCTTGGCTGGACTCCGCACTGCAGTACTACCCTATCGCTGCTGATACCCTACAAGGTGCAGCACAGGGTTACGTGTACTCTCATGAGGCGGGTGTGGATGCTGACGGCGCACCGCTAGACGCTTATATCCTGTCCAACGACTTCGACATCGGTGATGGTGACAACTTCATGCTGACCAGCCGTCTGGTTCCCGACGTAGGCTTCGACGGCTCTACTGAGGGGTCCTCACCTTCCGCAACAGTCACGATCTACCCACGGAACTTCCCCGGCCAGAACTACAATTCGAACATGACCCAGAATGGGCCTGTGGTCGGCAACTCTGCGGATATCAACCAGTACACCAACCAAGTCTTCATGCGCACCCGTGCGCGTCAGATGGCCTTTAAAATCCAGTCCGAGAACCTCGGGACGCAGTGGCAGCTGGGTGCGCCTCGCCTCGACGTCAGACAAGATGGTCGCCGCTAGTGGCCCTCGATAGGTTCCGTGCAGCCCCTCTACCCAATCCGCCGGTAGAATATGACCCCCAGTACGTGCGGCAGCTCATCCGTGTGATCGAGACCTATTTCTCCCAGCTCGACTCCCGTACCCCCAACAATGCACAGCAGTACACCGCAGACACGTTTAACGGCATACTCGCAACCAAGAACGTCACGACCACACAGAAGAACGCGCTAACCCCCGCCGCAGGCTGGGTGGTTTTTGACACGACTTTGGGCAAACTTTGTGTCTATTCTGGTAGTGCTTGGCAAACTATAACGTCGGTATAATTCTCACCCTAAGGATCGTTCGCTATGGATGGTACTCCCAACGCTGCCACCTTCGGGTCTCCTAACCCTGACACGGGGGCCTATGGCAACAACTCTAGCCCAAGCGCTCCTATGAACAACGCTATGTCACCTATGGTGCAGCAGCTGCAGAATTTTGGTCGTAACGGCGACACGCAGCTTGTCCATATGAGCCCTAATGAGATTGGTGGCCTACAGGCCCTAGCGAAGGCCCATGGCGGCTCTTTGACGATCAACCCTCACACAGGCCTCCCAGAGGCGAACTTCCTTTCTAAAATCCTCCCTACCGTCCTCGGGATGGTCTTGGCTCCCTTCACGGGTGGCCTATCGGCAGCGATGCTCGTTGGCACGGGTGCGACGATTGCGAGCGGCGGTGACCTCAAGAAGGGTCTTATGGCTGGCCTTGGTGCGTTCGGTGGCGCGGCTCTTGGTAGCGCCCTAGGCGCAGGCTTTGGTGCTGCTGGCGGGGTTTCCGGTGCAGGTGCTGGTGTTGGTAGCGTTGCCGCTGCCGGGGCTCCCGGTGCGGCTGGTTCTCTTCTAGGTACCACTGCTGGGACTACTGCTGGAACCGCTGCTGGTACTGCCGCATCTGCAATCCCTGCCGCAGGAACAAACCTCCTAAAAATGGCTGCAGACCCTGCTTTGGCTACTATTGGGTCTAGTTCGATAGCCCCCACGGCAGCCGCTTTGGCACCAGCGAGTGCTACTGGCGCTAACGCAATGAACGCTATTGGCTCTTTTGGTAAGGCAGCATCAGCAGTTCCGTCTGCGGGTTCAGGTGTCGCGGTACCCTCAATGTCAAGCATGGGACTAAGCGGGGCAAATGTTGCGCCTATCACTCAGTTCGTCCCTTCAGCAGCCTCTGCAGCTGCTCCTACGGCAGGTAACTTCGCTACGCAGCTAGGCACTAAGGTCGGCAATGTGCTTGGACCTAAGGCTGGTGCTTTCACTGAGCGCTTCTCTAATGCCGCAGGTACGAACTTCTCGAGGACCGCGACTAATCCAAGTATGCTGAAGACGGGTCTCGCGGCGCTAGGTGTGGCCAACCCAATCTTGGATGCTATGACTCCTACCGATAACTTCGAGATGCCCAAAGAGCCGAAGTGGAACTACCAAGGCTCATATAAGCCTCAGGACCGCAAGGTGCGGTTCCCCACAGGGACACCTAATGGGGGCCCTGAGTTTAGCTATTTTGAAGATAGCAACCCTTACCCCGGCTACCTTACCTCGAAGGATGAGATGCCTGAGGGCTTTGCTGACGGTGGTAGTGCTGGCCCAGTCTTCAGTCAGACGACGGGTGCTATTGAAGGCGGGTATATGCCTCAGGCTATGCCCCAAACTATGGATGCTCAGAACGCTAGTGCGCTTCAAGCTCGCCGTGCGGACAGCATCTTTGCGCCTTCACAAGTGCAGACCTTTGGTGGCCCTATGAGCGGCATCCAGCAAGCTCAGCGGATGATCGACCCCACTGCGTTTATGTACGCTATGCAGGGTAATAGGGGAGGCGGCGGAGGCGGCGGCGGAGGCGGCGGCGCAATGGGTGGTGGGGTTCCCAACACCAACACCAACACCAACACCAACACGGGGATGTTGACTGAAACACAGCAAATCCAAGCCCGAGAAGCAGCAGCTAAAGCCGCTGCCGATAAAGCTGCCGCCGACGCTAAGGCCGCTGCGGATGCTAGGACTAAAGCCGCTGCAGATGCTGCTAAAGCCGCTGCTGACAAAAGAGCTGCTGACGCTAAAGCCGCTGCTGACGCTAGGAACAGGGGTAACGGTAGGACTGGGACCCCCGGAACGGGGACTGGGACTGTAACTCCTCCCGGTGGCACTCGTGGCGGTCGTGACGGACGCGAGGTTGATGTCCTCACTGGCTATAACGGTAACGGCACTGAGGTTATCGGTGATCCGACCGATGGGTATTATGGTGGCAATGGTGGCGACTATGAAATTACCTACGACGAGAATGGGCTTCCTACAGGTGATTACTCCACATACGGGGGCGGTTTTACCGGTACTTTTACGGGTGGCGACTATAACTACGTCGACGATAGCGTTCGCGTGGACGAAACAGGCATGCCGGGTCCTGAGGACATACAGACGTTCCCAGCTTACGACCCTTCGACCACATGGGTGGACCCTACCATAGACCCCTCCCAGTTTGACCCGAACATCGACTATACGGGTGGCATCGACCTTAGTGGGCTGGACTTCAGCAATATCGGCGGCTCTGGCGGTTCTTACGGTGGCAACTTCGAAGGCGAAGGTCAGCGGTTCGTCGACGGCATGGACCTCAGCGGGCTAGATAGCTACACACCAGAGCAATATCAGCGGGATATGGCTGCAGGTAACTACGGCGGTAGCGACATCAATGGGAACCCCTACAACGATAACACCAACGATTTCACCAACGATTTCACCAACGATTTCACCTATGACCCCAACTTAAACTACGGTGGTGACTTCGGCGGGAACTTCGGCGGTGACTTTGGCGGAAACTTCGGCGGTGACTTTGGTGGCAACTTCCAGCCTACCAACACCTTCGACTACGGTGGCGATTTTGGCGGGTTAACCAACGATGCCCGTGTCGCCAACGACTACGGGATGGGCCCCGATACCTTTACGCAATCTGACTACGGCAACTTCCAGCCTACCAATACCTTCGACTACGGTGGCTCGGGCGGCGACTTTGGCGGCGACTTTGGCGGCGACTTTGGCGGTGACTTTAGCGGCAACTTCTCTCCCTCTGACTTTAGCGGCAACTTCTCTCCCTCTGACTTTGGTGGAGCAGGTGCTAACACTGGCGTGGATATGTATTCTCCTTCCGACTACTACGGTATGGACACCAGCGGCGGCTTCGATGGGATCGGTAACGATTACGGCTTCAATCAAGGAGACTACGGGCTCTTTGCTAAGGGTGGTCAGGTTCCCCTCGAGGACGGTGCGTTCATTGTTGATGCCCGCACGGTGTCAGAGCTTGGCAACGGTAGCAGCCGTGCAGGTCAGGACCTGCTGGCTAAGTATGGCGGTAAAACACTCCGTGGTCCCGGCGATGGCGTCAGCGACTCGATCCGTGCCAATATTGGTGGTGTGCAGGCTGCCCGTGTGGCTCGCGACGAGGTGAAATTCTCTCCTCAAGCTGTAGCTCGCCTCGGTGGTGGCAACCTCCATAAAGGTACCAAGAAGCTCTATGCCATGATGGAGCGGGCGCAAAAGGCTCGCCAGCATGCTCAACGTGGTCAGAACACAGGACTGCAGGGCATACTTAATAGGTGACGGTTGAAGGCCGTTGTGGCAAATGTAGGCATTACCCGTACTAAAGCGGGGATAGGGGTTCCGTATGGCCAGTTCGAATTCGACTGTCACCCAGACAACAACAACAAGTAACCTACCCGCATACGCACAGCCGTATTTCGAGAACTTGATGAACAGGTCGCAAGCCCTGTCCAATCAAAAATACACCCCCTATGGCGGCGAACAGGTTGCAGGTTTTACCCCCCTCCAACAGCAGGTCCAAGGCGAAACCCAAAGACTGCAAACCCCCGGTCAATTTGGTGCCGCTTCTGCGCTCGCAGGTGCTGCAGGTCTCGGAGCCCTAGCGCAGGGCCAGTACAACCCCAACCAGTTCCAGACCCAGCAGGTCGGTGGTCCTCAGCTTCAACAGTACAGCATGGCTGGGCCACAGCAGGTCCAGTCCACCCAGCAAGTCGCAGGGATGATGGGCGCACCTCAGCAGGTGCAAGGTGGCCAAGGCGTAGCCGCGCAGATGAACGCGGCCCAGACGGGCTATAACCCACAGCTACAGAACTTTAATATCAACGCGCCTCAGAACTTCGGTAATGAGCAGGCGCAGCAGTATATGTCGCCCTACACCCAGAACGTCATCGACCAGCAGAAGAGTGCTGCTATCCGTGATGCTCAGAAGGGGCAGCTTGCTCAAGACCTCGGCGCTGCGCGTCAGGGTACCTATGGAGGGGCAAGGCAGCTTCTCGCGGCCACAGAGCGCGAGCGCAACCTTGGTAGCCAGCTTGGACAGATCGAGGCCACGGGCCTCCAGTCCGCCTATGCCAACGCTCAACAGCAGTTCGGTGCGGACCGCGCCTCTCAGATGCAAGCTCAGCTCGCTAACCAGCAGGCTGGCCTTGGTGTGCAGCAACTCGGTACCCAGACAGGTCAACAGACCGCGCTGGCGAACCTCTCGTCGGAACAGCAGGCTAACGTACAAAACCTAGCGGCTAAGCTCCAGACCCAAGGCTTAAACCAGCAGCAGGCCTTGCAGGCCGCTATGGCGAACCAGCAGATGGGCTTCAACACGAGCCAGCAGAACCTAAACAACTACCAGCAAACCCAGTCTCAGAACGCACAGCAGAACCTGCAGGCCCAGCTTGCTAACCAGCAGGCTAATCTCACTACGGGTCAAGCGAACCTCGGTGCGGCTCAGCAGACCCAACAGCTCGGTGCTCAGACAGGCATACAGGGGCTACTATCTAATCAGCAGTCCGCCCTACAGGCGCAGCAGATGGCTGAGCAGTCAAACCAGTTCGGGGCGAACCTCGGACTGCAGGGTCTATCGCAGGCTAACCAAGCCGCTGCCAATATCGGGAACCTCGGTACTCAGCAGCAGCAGGCTGACCTATCGCGCCTCAATGCTCAGAACACCATCGGTACTCAGCAGCAGCAGCTTCAGCAGCAGTACGACACGCAAGCCTACAACAACTTCTTGGCGCAGCGTGACTGGCAGCAGACCCAGCTGGGCTACTATAGCAACATGCTACGCGGTCTACCGATCACACCTAATACGAACACGAACGTCTCTACTCCAGCACCATCGCAACTCTCGCAGATTGCTGGCGCGGGTGTCGGTGCGCTATCTACTGCTAAACTTATGGGGGGTTAAACCATGTCGACCACTGGGGTTAAACCGTTCAGCATGCAATCGCCTGAGCATATTGCAAAGCAGTATGAGGGCAATAAGCAGAAGATTGCGCAGGCAGTCCAGCTCGGGCTCGTCGACGCTACGGCTGGCACACTAGCCGGTATGTTCATTGATCGTATGCGGGCAGCGGCCACTCAAGAACAAGCTCCTCCGCAGACTGTTGCGCAGCAGGTTTTGGGGTCTAGTCCTCCTGCGCCACCCCCCGGCGGACCACCCATGGCACCTCAGGCAGGGGGTCCGCCTCCTTCCCCTATGCCTATGCCTCAAGGAGCGCCGCCCGCCAGTTCGGCAGCTCCTATGGGTGGTCCTCCGGTACGGGCCGCTGATGGCGGTCTCATGTCTATCCCTATCCCTGATGCTATGTTCGATGAGCCTGCTAATGGTAGCTATGCCAATGGCGGTCTCGTGGCGTTTGGTCCCGGTGGTCCGGTAGAAGATGAGAGCTATAACGCAGATTACCCCTATGCCGGTATGCGAAATGCTTCTTTGTTGGAAGCAATGAACTTGCACCCAAGGGCTACAGACGAAGAGCATGAGTTCCGTGGGAAAAATTACGTCCCCTTTTCTCAGTCTGCTATGGGTCAATTTCTTCCAAACCTTGGCTCCAGCATTAGCGAGGGTACCAAGTCGAAGCCTAAACAAGAAGCTCAGGCTATGCAGAACAACCGCGAGATAAACAACTTCTTCACGTCAGTGTGGGGCGGTACTCGTAAGGATGTGTCGCCTGAAGAACTTGCAGCGCAGAAAGCTGCCCGCGCACCTAAACCTGCTTCTAATAATCTTGCACCGGGGATGTATGCTACACCTGAGCAGCTTGCTGGGGCTCGTGCTCGCCAAGCAGCGCTGGGGGACATCACCCCTACCGATGTCCTAAAGGCTACCTACGCAACAGGTAAAGCCACTGTGCAGGGTGGTAAGCAGGGTCTCGCAGCGATTGCTCCTGCTGCTTACTCCGCACGTAAGGCTGGCAACAAGAAACAAGAGCAGATCGCTAATGCTGTTAAGCAAGCTACAGACAAAGATACAGACAAAGATACAGAGGCAGGGGGGGCAAAAGACCTCATGCAGGATGCTATCGACAAGGTGCATAAGTACTATGCAGACCCTGAGTACGAGAAGTTCATGAACGGCCAAGAGTCGCGCCTGTCCAAGCAGAAGAAGGAAGACGTCTGGACCACACTGGCTCAGATCGGCTTTAGTATGGCTGCCTCTAAGAGTCCAACGCTTCTCGGTGCTATCGGTGAGGCTGGCTCTGCTGCTATGCCTAATGCGATGAAAGCCCTACAGGCTCGCCGTGCCGCTGAGAGCGATCTTGCTAAGCAACGCATGGAGACCCGCCGTGCAGAGGTCACTACGGGAATTGGTGTGGCGCAGAACGCCGAGCAGGTCGTCCTCAAGCGTGAAGAGATGCAGCAGGTGAAGGAACTTGCTCGTGATCAAATTCATGCCCAGTTGGAGATCGCAGAGCGTAACAACTCTACCCAGCTTCAAGCCGCTAGGATAGCGGCAGAGAGGGCGGGCGACACGGATTATAAATGGTCTATCTCCACAAAAGCCGCAGCGCTCTTTGCAACCGGAAAATACAAAACCCTTGGCGAAGCCACAAATGCCGCTATGGATGCGTATCTTAAGACGGTTCACCCTACCAAAACAGAGGGTACGCCTATCGCAACCGCTTTGGGTGGCGCTGGTGGTGGTAAGAACTTCTCTTTCAATTCGCTTAACTAGGGGTTTGCTATGAACGTAACGATGCCCGATGGGACTGTCATCTATGACGTTCCCGATGGGATGTCCAAAGCGGACCTTCTGGCCAAACTGCAGCGTAATAACTACGACACCAAGAAACTCCTTACGCCTCCTCGTCCCGGTCTCCTCGGCTCCTTCATGGAGGCCGCGACGACGATCCCTCGTATGGGTGCTCAGGCTACAGCATTTGCTGCTGACCAGAGCGAAGAGAACCGTAAGGCGTTCCTCAAGGCTGGCGAGACCAAGTATCAGCCTGTCGGCGGGTTCAGTAAGAAGAACACCCTCGGTGAGAACATCGAAGCGGCTAAGGAGCTCGTTGGTGGTACGTTAGGTCAGGCTGTTGCTCCTGCCATCGTAGGCTCTGGCGCTGCGGTTGCCGGGGCCCCCCTAGGCGGTGTCGGTGCTTTCGTCGCGGGTCCTACGGCGGGCTATGCTACGAACACCGCTCAGTACACGATCCAGAACCTCTACCGTCAGGCTCAGGAACAGCAGGACGCTATCGATGCAGGCAAGACCCCCAACCATGCTGCCGTAGGTAAGGCCTTCGTTGCCGCCACAGGCTCTGCGGGTCTCGACCTCGCCGGAGAGCAACTCTTTGCGCCCCTAACCAAGGCGTTCCCCTTCGCTAAGGACCTCATCTTCGGTGGAGGTAAAGCCGCTGCCAAAAGTGCTGAAGTCCTCGAAGACGCACTGGCTAAGGGTACGCTTAAGGAAGTTGGTGAGAATACCACCAAACTAACCACGAGGCAGAACTACACTGGGAACATCCTCAAGGGTGTCGGTAAGGGTGTGGCCTTCGAAGTGCCGCAGGAGATCGCTCAGCAGGCGTTAGAGCGCTGGCAGGCGGGTCTCAGCCTCACTGATGCGGATGCTCAGGAAGAGTACAAACAGGCTGCTATCGGTGCTGCATTCCTAGGCCCGCTCTTCGGTGGTGCTACAGGTATCCTCGAGACTCGCGCCAAGAACAGGAAGACGGAAGACGAAGAAGCCGAAAAAGTTGACAATGAGCCCCCTGCTAAGGGAGAGTCTTCCTATACACCCCCCGAAGGCGTTGACCCCGCCACCTATGCGGAGACGTTTGCGCGTTTCCAAGCCACTGGCCTTGATGAGGAGGAAGCCCATGATGCAGCCGTCCAAGCCCTCACTCCCGACACTGTCGCAGATGGACCTGCAGACGATGTTGATGGAGATGTCGACGGAGGACTTGCAGCAGGCGTTCAGGGTGATCTCGGGGGTGGAGTTGGAGCCCCGACTGTCCGACGCGCTCGAAAAGCTGCAGAACGAGGAGTGGAACCTGTTAGCACGGGTGCTGATGTTGTTGCTGGCGGAGAGGGACCAAGCGACGTTGCACTAAGCGACGGCGAGGTCGGCGTACGCGCACCTGCTACCAAGCAGCAGCTTATCGCGGCACGAGAGCCTATTAAGCGAGCGTTCACCGCCGCAAAGCTGGACTTCGAAGATACCTTCGGGGTTAGCAAGCTACCCGCAACCGTGCGTGACGCTGCCGCTGACATCATCGCCAACGACGGTACTGTCGCGCCTTATGATGCTCTTATGAAGGCGTTTGAGGTCGAACAGCAGAAGACTGAAAAAGCCGAACCAACCATAGTTGACATGGCACCCGCCAACCAGCCTATCGCAACGGGGGTCCTACCTAAGAAGGTCGTGATGACCCTTGATGAAGCTAAGGCTGCGATAGCTCCTAAGCTCACGACTGCTCCTGCTCCTGCTCCTGCAGAGAAATTCACGATTGAAGGTTATGAGGAGCCTGCTCCTGCTCCCGCCCCTGTCGCCAAAGGTAAGCGCAAATCATCCAAGCCGCAGTTCACGATTGAGCCCGAGCCCTACGCCGAAGCGTTGGACAAGATTAGAAACTATCGAAAGCAGGGTGTCGATGAAGCTGCATTAGTTGATCTTGAAGCGCTAGCAATCGACTACGGAACAAACCCTAAAGCCGCCGTTACCCCCGAGCAGCTGTCGTCGTTTATAGATAAGAGCGTTGGTCGCTACCTCGCGCAGGGTGATGCTGCGCCGACCATCCAAAAAGGTGTGGGCGCTGGTAGTGCTCGTGAGGAGTACGACCAGAAAGCCAAAGAGCGGCGGGCTGCTATCGAAGCGCAGCTGGCTGAGGACCAGAAGGCTGTGGAGCAGAGGGCTTCGGAGAACACTACACAGCTCTTCAAAACAATCCTAGAGACCCTCCCCGGTGCAAACGAGGAAGAGGATGCGGGTAAGGTTAAGGCTGAGGCCAAGGCCGCTGCTAAGGCCGAAACAGAGGCCTATGAGGCTCGCACAGGCTTCCAAGATGCGGGCGACCTAACTCCGTTCCAAGAGGAGCAGCGTTCTCTTTACGAGCAAGCGCGTATAGCCCGCGAAAACAATCAAATTAACGACGCCCAGCACGCCACCATCCGTGATCAGCTCGCTCGAATTGCTAGCGGTGTGGTCGGGGATAATATCAAGCTCGAGGGTCTGAATAAGGTTTGGGACACCCTGACCGCAGCTATCCAGTCGGATAAGACTGGGGTCGAGCCCACGAACGACAACCGCCGTACCTCGGGACGACTGAGCCTAACCTTCGATGATGTGGGTGCAAATCCTGAAGCTCAAACCCGTGCGGAAGACCAGCGTGTTGAAGAGCTCGATAGACCTGAGAACCGTTCGCTCGCTCGGGACCTGAATAATCTCGTCTCTGCCTTTGAACAGGGTAATATCGACGAGTCCCAGTTTGCCACAATGACAACGGGGTTAGAACAATTCCATCGTGGCCTTAGGGCTGAGAAACGAGATGCGACCAATACTCGCGCACGGGTGCGCGGTGCGGACTTCATTCGGCAGCGACTACTCGAAGCTAAGCGCAACGGAGATATTAGCGATAAGGCCGCTGATCTTGCAGAATGGTTCATCCAAAAGAACCCTGACCTTGTGGATAACCTTGGTATCAGCATCGTCACCCCTAAGAACGGGCAGCGCAGTGCGGGGCAGTACAACTCGGTTAGCCGTATCGCCAAACTGTTCAAAGGCCAAACCAACGACACGACCGTGGTGCATGAGATTTTGCACCACTTGGAGCGTATGCTACCTGCAGATATCCAAGCAGCCATTAGGAGCTCATGGACCAAGGCTACTGCTAAGGCAGAGAAGAGTGCGAACACCGAGACACTGCAGACCTTCTTCAAGGCTATCCGAGACGGAGATACCCCCGCCGCGACTAAGATGGTTGCCAATGGCTCTGTGCCTCGTAGCATGTACCAGTACGTCAATGCCTCCGAGTTCTGGACGGAGAATGCCTCTCGCATCGTTGAAGGCCGCTACGACGTGCGTGGGAGCGTCCTGAACCGCCTCAAACAGTGGCTGCGGGCCTTCGGCAGCAAGGTCAAGGACCTGTTCGGCTTGCAGTCTGATCATCCCGTGCTGAAGGCTCTGAATAGCCTCGCTAAGGCCGATGGCCTGTGGGCTAGCGCCGATAGCCAGATGATCGCTGAGGGCACTGTCTTCAACGCTCCTAAAGGCCCTAAGGCCCCCAAAGGTCCATCCAAGACGCAGCTCAAGGCTGAGGCAGCAGCCAAGAAGCCCTCCTCTGCACAAGAGAAGGTCAACGCCAGTATCGACGCTCAGCGGGCCACCACGGGCAATCTTGAAGCGGCTACTAAAGAAGGGTTAGACGAGGGTATCGGTGCTACCATCGGGGACCACGACCCCAACACGCTGCAAGACCAGTTTGGTGACCAGCTCGAGGGTATCCGCACAGGACTTCTGGAGCTCTCGACCAAGGCTCTACCGACCTCTGCCCTCCTAGACTGGGTAGGTGCGAAGGTACCCGCGTTGGCGCGGATCGTGGATGCCGTCAACGCTATGAATGCGATGCGGAACAACATCCTCGCGGGGTCTAACAAGCTCGTTACAAAGCTAGACGCCTTCGTGCGTAAGCACGGACTCGAAGCAATCGCCAGCGCCATGCACATCGCCCGTCTCAGCGGTGTGAACCCTATGGCACATGCAGACCTCGCCACGGCCCTGAAGAACGACTTCGTGCGCAAGAAGTACGCCTCACTGTTGGCGGACCCTAACCTGAAGTCCACCGCCAAGGGCGGCTACACTCGTGCCTACAATCAACGCGCTAAGGAGCTCACTGAGACCTATAAGGCTTGGGAGGCTCTGGGTAAGCAGGAGGGCGGGCAGCAGCTCTACAAAGAGGTGCGCCAGTACTACAAGGACATGTACACGGCCCTGCGCTCTCGCCTTGACAAGAACATCCGGGCGATGGACATCTCGGACGACTCCAAGAAGAACCTGTTGGCCTTCGTGCGGCTGCAGAAGGAGCAGGGTAAGGGCTCACTGCAGGCTGAGGACTACCCTGACGTAGACCCTTCGGAGTTCCCCGACGAGTACTTTCCCTTCAAGCGCTTTGGGGATAACTGGCTAGACGTAGACGCCAGTCTCGACAAGGCTAAGGGGCGGCAGTTCTATATGTTCGATAACAAAGCAGCCATGCTCGCCTTCCGCCGCAAGCTCGCCCGCGATGCCGGTATCGATGTCAACGATCCTCGTCTGAAGATGGGTTTTAACGCCGACGACCTGCATAAGCACATGGAGCAGAACAGCGCCATGCTGAAGGAGATGTTTGCCGAGATCGAGAAGGCGTTTGCCAACAACCAAGCTCTCGGTAAGACGGAGAAGGACAAGCTCAAGGACGCCCTCTATCAGGTCTATCTGATGACGCTCCCCGAGCGCTCAATCCGTAGGCAGTTCGTCCACTCCAAGAATGTCACGGGCTTTAGTGCAGACGTGCTACGCACGTTGAAGACCTCTGCCTCCCAGTATGCCAACCAGCTCGCCAAGTTGAAGTATGCCACGCAGGTTGAACGTGAGATCGAAAGTGCGGATGGTGAAATCCGCAGTAAAGACCGTCCTTCGGATGAGGCTGCTAAGCTAGGTATATTCAAAGCTGAGATTGCCAAACGGGCACGGGATCAGGTCAATCCTCCTGAGCGGGGGGCTATCACGTCGCTGCTAAACAACGCCTCGTTCTTGATGTTCCTCACCAGCGGTGCGACTGCGGCTACGCAGTTCACGGGTATCCCCATCCGCGTCATGCCGCGTCTCCTACGCCTCTACGGCTTTAAGGGGACTGTGGACGCCATGACCAAGTGGGCAGCTCTCCATAACTCCATAGGGGTGAGGCAGAAGCAGGCTGATGGTTCGACCATCTGGGTATTCCCGTCCGCAGAGCATGCCGACATGGTGAAGAATAATCCGCTCTTCAAGAAGGCTTTCGACGCAGGTAACGACCGTGGCGTCTTTGGTGCCATCACTGATAGCCTGATCGAGAATAAAGCGACTGCTGTTGGGCCTGTACAGAACGCGGCGCAGGAGGGGCTCTCAGCCACCTACAACATGCTCACAGGGTTGTTCAACGCCTCGGAAAAGACGAGCCGCGAGATCACCTACATGATGGGCTTCGAGCAGGAGTATAAGAAGACGGGCGACTTCGACGCTTCCGTCAAGGCTGGGGCTAAGCTCGTAGACGATACGCTGGGCAACTATACAGGTGTCGAGCGTCCGTCGATCACCACTGCGAACGACCTCGCTCGCCTCGCCTTCCTGTTCAAGATGTATGCGATCAACACGACCAAGTTCTTTGTGCAGAACACCCGTGCCATGTTCAAAGGCGATGTGGGGGCTATGCTGGAGCTTGGCGGGGTGCTGAGCATGGGTGCGCTCTTCCACGGCATGACAGGCATGCCGATCTATAGCCTCGTCAACGCTACCATGAATGCTCTAAGCAAGGGTGATGACGACGAAGAGAAGCGCAAGAACTTCATGGCCGACGACGCGGACTACCGTTTCCGGCACCAGTTCATGCCAAAGTACTTCGGGCAGAACACCTTCATGGGTCATAGCCTTGCTGAGATAGGCACAGTGGGTCTCGTGCCTGCTGTCACTGGGTCTAACATCGGTAGCCGTACGTCCTTTGACAACATGTGGTTCCGCGAAGGTAAGCCGGGGCAGAACTGGGCCGAGACTGTCCAGAACACCATACTGGCTAACATCGCGGGTGCTTCGCTCGTGCCTAACTTTGTGGGAGCCATTCAGGACTTCAACCAAGGCAACATCACCCGTGGGTTAGAGCAAGCTCTGCCGGGGTTCTTCAAGGGCGCAGCGACGGCCTATCGACTAAAGACGGAGGGTGCAGAGACCCGTGGAGGCGACCAGCTCCTGAACGCTAGCGAGCTCACCGACGCGCAGCTTGTGGGGCAGGTGCTTGGTTTCCAACCTACAAAACTATCCGAGGTCCAGCAGCAGGCCTACGCCCTCAAGAAGCGGATCACGGCTGTGGATACGCAGCGCCGTCAACTCATGCAGAAGCTCAACTCGGAGCTCTACGAGGACCAGCCTGACAAGGAGAAGATACAGACGGTCATCGAGAAGATGATGGAGTTCAATGCCAAGTACCCCTTCCCTGACGCACAGATTACCATGGAGACGCTGGACGACTCTTGGCGAGCCTATCAGCAGAAGCGACAGTACATGCTGCGCGGGCTCTCTGTGAGTGAGAAGCAAGCACCATACGTGCTGCCCGACCTGATCAGGACCTATCAAGGGTATGAGGGGTACGGGACATAGAAAAACCCCGCTCGCAGTCCCATACGAGCGGGGTTAATGGTGTGAACCATTTCAAGGGGAGCAACCACCCTCAACACCTATTTACCTACATCCGCCAAACTCGTAAACCTTTGATGCCGTTTTCGATGACTATTTTGGACACGGTGGCAATGTTGTGCTTAGCGAAGTAGGCCTTTGTCTCTCGCTTGACCTTGCGCCCGTCGAGGCAGGGTACGAAGAATGACGTACCCCGCTTGAAGGCTTTCCAGTCCAGCTCATAGCTAATCTGCTCGACTATCATCCTCAGCCTCGCCCTCAGCCTCGGACTCTTCCTCGTCTTCAGCCCCCACAATGTCCTTCATATCGAGGAAGTCTGAGACCTTGCAGTCCAGCACAAGACAGTAGACGCCGGGAGAGCTGATCTTCATCCCCTTGGAGAGACGCTTGACCGCATTGGCCTTGAGGATGCCCCTAGCCTCTAGCTGCTTCATCGTATCCCTATAGTTCACCTGAGTGACAACGCAGTCATTCTTAAAGGCCTTGGCTGATAGGAACAGCAGCTGCGTATCCGGCTCATAGCGGATCAAGAGCTCACCTCGGGGCTCCAGCTTTGGTAGGGCTGCCATGTTAGACCTAAGGTCTACCCCATCCTTAACGACGAGGACGTTCTGCATGTGGCGGTTGATATAGTCACCAATCGTGGCCGAGACGTCTAAGGCTGGCGGGCTGACCTCCATGCGAAGGCTGCGGATCAGGTTACAGACAAACTCGTAGAGCGCCTTAAAGTCCCAAATAACCAAGCCGATCTGGGTAGTGATCTTGGCGGCTGTCAAGATAGAGGCAGCTTGTGCGGACCAGAACCGCTCACGCTGTGTGAGGTTAAGCTCACGGTCTAGCTTGGACTGCATGGCCGCGCAGAGCTTGCGCACCTCGTCCATGTTCTTGATCACGTAGTCGATGAAGATCGGACCCGCATGCCCGTAGTTTTGGAGTAGGTCGAAGTCGAAGAGCTGCTTGGCTACGTCGGTGTCGATGGCATTGCTGTACTCCAGCTTATACTCAATTAGGCGCATGAGCTCCCCATCAGGAGTCGTTTTGAGCTGCTCGAGCTTCTCCACGAACGAGGCGTTAGAGCTGAACACCGACATCGTACACCACGTCGTGTTGTTGATCCGCAGCTCGTTGCTGGACCCCTTCACACGGTCTCTGTGCCGCCCCTGCGTGGTGCCGTAGACAAGCTCCGAGAACTCCTCGGCCTTCATGTTGGTGATCTCATCTACGCACAGGGTGATATTGTTATAGATACCTAGGCGCATCATCCGCGCATGGTTAGTGTCGGACTTGGTGGCGCACATCCGGTCAGGTGACCCGAATACACTGTTGATCATGTGCAGGAGGGTGGTCTTACCCGAGCCCGACTTTGGGTGGATCAGGTTGATCATAGCCCCACGTTGTCCAAAGAATTTGAACAGGGGTGAGGCGAAGCCCGTGAGGGCTGCGAAGGCGAAGGGCTCCATGCCGGGGCGGGTATAGAGCTCCCATACCTCTTTCCACTTATCCAAAGACCCGGCAGGGCCGACGTACTTGGCGATCTCTGCTGTGGTGGCAGAGGGGGTGCTGTGAAAGGTGCCGTCGACCGTGATCTCACGGTCCCCGATGATGAACTTGGTGTCGTTGTCGGCCCAGCCGAATTGAGAGTGCATAGGTGCTGCCTTTTTGTTTATCTGTAGGGTGTGCGCTGCATCGACGATGTAGCGGGTAAGGAGGTCGTATCTCTTAGGGTGGGTAAGGACCCCAGACTTTGCTAGGACCTCGCGGATATCTGCCACGGAGGTGATCTGCTTGTTGTTGAGCCTAAACTCAATCACCCCAGACTGCGGATCGTGGAACCGAATGATCGTCACGATGCCTTCTTCAGGGTCGAGCATCCGCTTCACGACATAGAGGTCGTGCTCATAGATGAGGATCGGATCAGCCTCTTCATCAGCGAGCCGGATATAGATGCCGCCGTTCTCACCACGGTAGTAAGGCTTCGGGTACTTAGGTATGACGTAGGTGTCGCCGTCAGCGTCTTGGAGGATGTGGTCTGAGCTAGAGGCCTCGCGGATGTCGCGGCCTAACATGATGGGAGACTTGATCTTGCCCTTGTGCGGGCACTTGGTGCAGCCGCCGGGGTTGTTGCGCTCAAACACCGCGCAGGTGTGGGGGCCCACGATGTGGCGAATTTTGTTCTCGGTCATAGAGGGGTCGTAGTCGGGGTGCTCCTCAGACATCTTATGGATGCCTAGGTCTGCGTCCTCACAGTACTTAGCTATGGATAGGGCGTCGAACCAGCGCGGCTCGGGTAGCGTGGCTTGGTTGACGAAGCAGTCGTACAGCTGTTTGCATCCCGTGCCAGTGGAGCTGCGCTTCATGATCTTCTTGAATACGGATATCTCGTTATCCTGAAGCGACTTCCCCAGCTCGGTGAGCTCGCGTTTGACCCTAGGTGCAGATAATGCAGGGGGCTTGGCTTCGGCCACGCCGAGAAGGTCACGGAAGTCCTCAAAATTTACGGGCGGTGCGCCTGTCAGGATAGTTACTGGCTTAGGGGTCTCATCCTTGAAATTCATCGTGCCGGGGATGCGCAGGATGCGGGCCACCTCGAACACAGCAGGGTCCACCAGCAGCCCATGCGCGTCACAGACCTCACGTAGGCGGTTGGCTACAGGCTCCCACTCCCAGCGCATGACGGCGCGGTCTAAGGACCAGTAGATGTGGAGGCCGCGACCAGAGTCGACGATGATGGGGCGAGGTAGGCCGACCGCCTTGCAGACCCGCATGAGATCAGTGAGGCCTGTGGCTTGGTCTATGTAACCTGCCGCCTTGCCTGTCTTGGGGTTTACCTCTGCCTTAGTAGGGCCACAGTCAATGTCGAGCCAGAAGGACTGGAGGCTCTTGACGTTATCCTTGGTGCGGTTGGTGTCAGTCTCATACTTAGCCACGCCGAAGAAGACGTTGCGGTTCTGTGCCATGAGGCTCGCCGCGAGGGCGTCTACCTCTTCACGGGTCTCGGCAAAGAGCTGGCGCACCCGTGCAGCAGGATTGGGATCATCCTTGATGCCGACGACAGCGAACCAGCCGTCCTCAGGTTGGACGGCGCTTAATAGGTCAAAGGGGGACATGCTCACCAACCATGGGGGACAAAACGGACACGTTAGATGGGCTTAGGCTAGCGCGTCCAGATACTTCTGGATGCGAGCTACCGTTTCCTTCTTAGGTAGGAAGGTGCCGCAGAACCAATGATAGATGGTCTGCCTACTAACTCGTAGCTCGTTGGCTACGTCTAGGACGGATATGTCGTGCTGGATACATACCCGCCCTAGACGCACACCAATGAGGGTGTCGTCGGCTTCGTTGTTTAGCTGGATCAGCCTTACGCTGTAGCCGTAACTCATGGTTAGTCGTCCAATCCCCAAGCATCGATGGTCGATGCAAGGTCTGCCTTAGCAGTGGTAGCAACTGTCTCGGTCTTCTTCGAGGCCCGCTTCACAGGCTGTGGCTCGTCTTCGTCCTCATCAGGCTCATCAGAGGGAGCTACCCTACCCTTACCCTGTGAAAGCCTATGGGCCAAGTCTGAGTCAACAACCCCCGCCAAGGCGGGTTTAGCCGTCACGCCGTCCGCTTGGGCCACAGTCAGCATGGTGTAGGACTGGGCCTCAGGGTTAGCCTGTGCCTCCTTCACCGCTGCGTACTCTTCGTCGCTGATGTTGCGCATAGGAGTGAACAGCAGCTGCATGCTATCCGCGTTTAGGTCGTAGCTGATGTTAGTCACCACCGTGTCAGGGCTCTCGCCATTGGCCAACAGGTACTTCACATAGCTCTCGAAGGGGTGGACGTTCCCCGTACCCTTACCAAAGAGAGACTTGGCAGGGACGTTGAACTGGTAGATTTCACCCGTGCTATCCCCTGCTACGAGGACAGCCAGACGACGCTGGAAGCGACATGCGCGGCCACCGTTGTCACCCGAACCTTTGACGTTCATGGGGCAGCTCTGGCAGTTAGAGGCTTGCTTGTTAGAGGCAGCAGCCTCGGGGGTCTTGCCAAGGTTAGACCAGCAGTCGGGCAGGGTGGGCTTAGCGTTGGGGTCGTACTTCCCCTTGTAGTAGACGCGAGAGACGTCGGGCAGGGCATGCACGATGATCACGTTGATCTCGCCGCGCACCGCGTTACCAACCTGCTCACCATTGATGATGCGCTTGAAGGTGCCGTTGGTGTTCGTCTGGATGCGACGGGTCGTGCTGCTTGCAGATAGCGACTTACCGAGTTCGGAAAGCTCGCGCTTTACCGAGGTGGCGATAGCGCCGCTTTTGAAGATGCTTAGCTCAGTCATTTTGGGTATCTCCCCGCAAGAAGTTGTAGAAGAGGTCGGCAATCTCTGTGACAAGAGACGGGCCTACCGTGATTTTGTCTTCAGGAGTTAGGATAGCTACGTAGCTAAGTGCGCTCCCTAACGCCTGCGTTCGCATTGTGAAGTCAAAGTGTTCGTCTTCAGTCATGGGTATATCCCCTATTTAGCCGATGGACGGCGGACTTGGATTACATATTTACGGTCGAGTTGGAGGCCCGCAGGGTGAGCCTCTGGGTTCTCTTCGAGGAACGCCCGCATGTTTCCGTTATGGATACGGTGTTCCAGAAGAAACGGTGCCTCATGCTTAATGATGCACTCGTTCATTGCACCCCAATCGGTAGTCCAGAACCGTTCGCTCACGCGGCGGCTTAGCGTCCCGGCAGGGGTCTTCAGGCTGTCAACGTTCTGCTCGTTGCAGACTGAGAGAAGGTCATTGCTGATCTCCTCCAATTCGGTCTTGAGCTCACCGAGCTCAGCTTCGTGTTTGGCTTCGAGGGCTTGCACAGCGTCACGCGCTGCAACGTAGGCCCTGATCTTATCTTCTAGGGTGGTAGACATGGGTTGCTCCGAGTTAGGACGGGACCACAATAATCTTACATTATACAGTGTCAAGGGTTGTTAGCGATAACCTGCTTATAAAGATCGATTATCTGCTGGTGGTTCATCACGTTCGTCTGGAGCATCTTGTAGAGTCGTGTCTCTACGTCGCTACCCGTAATGTTATAAATGGTCATGTTGTTCTGCTGCCCCGGCCTGTCGATGCGGGCATTGGCTTGCAGGTAGGTCTCCACGCTCGAGATAGGCGCGTACCAGATGATGGTGTTTGCTGCCGTAAGGGTGAGACCGTGAGAGGCCGCTTGGGGCTGGATGATCAGCACGTGCGGTTCAGGCTTGGTTTGGAAGTCCTGCACGATCTGCGACCGCTTGTTCATCGGTACGCTGCCGTTAATGACGGAGCAGCTGATGTTGTTTTTCTCTAGCAGGTTCTGAAGTAGCTCTATGGTGTGGGTGAAGGGCACGAAGATCAGGACCTTGTGCGACGACTCCTCCACGACCTCCAGCACGACGTTGAGGCGGTTGCTCACATCGAACTCAAGCACCTCCCCAGCATCCGTGTAGACTGCGCCTGAGGCAATCTGGAGCAGCTTGCTCATCTTTACGGCTGCGTTGACAGAGGTAACCGACTCGTCACCGGCTGAGAACAGCATCTCACTGCGCAAGAGTTTGTAGTAGGCCCGCTGCATGGGGGTCATGGGTGCCTCACGCTCGACGTAGGTCACCGGGGGCAGGTCGATACAGTCCTTCTTCTCGAACCGGATGGCGGGCTGGAGCACACTGTGGACGACGCTCTTGGCGGTCGGCTTAGGCATCCAGCGAAACTGGCTCGCCTTATACATCACCATGTCACGGTATGAACCGTAGTACTTGGGGGTGTTGGCGGGGTTGATGATCTTGGCTAGGCCATAGGCATCGAGGGGTGATTGTGCTGCTGGCGTACCCGTAAGCATCCAGATGCGAGGGACGTTCGCGGATATATCTTTGAAGGTCTTCCACCGCTTAGTGCCGGGGTTCTTATAGGCGTTCGCCTCGTCCACCACGATCAGGTCAAAGCCACCGTCGATCAGGTCTTGCTTGAGGATGTTTGCACCGTCGAAGTTAACGATTACGAACTCGGCCCCGGACTGGACGATCTTCTTTCTGCCTTCTGCCGTAGAGCTATAGGCTACGGAGCAGCTGCGGTGCATGGCGAACTTGAACAGGTCCTGTTGCCACGCGGCCTTCATGATGGACAGTGGGCAGAGCACAAGCACTCGCTTCACCAGCCCCTGCTTCATGAGGTAGTCGGCAGCCCAGATGACGGATGCGGTCTTACCCGTACCTTGCTCGTTGAAGCAAAAGGCCTTGGGATTGTTGACGAGGAAGTCTGCTGTAACTTTCTGGTGGGCGTACGGGGTCAGCTTCCCCGTCCAGTGGTAGTTGCTCAGTATGGACATGGGCTCACTTCATTGATCTGTCGGGGTTCCGTGCGAACGAACGGTTCTTGTGGACACTGACCGCACGTAGGTTTGATAGCTTGTTGGAGCCGCCCTTGGAGAGGGCTTTCTTATGGTCGACGTCCTTGCCGTCACCCTTGTGAACTACGCCCTTCTTAGCCAGCTTGGCACGGGCAGCGTTGCGCTCATCGCGCTTCTTAATCTGCTCGGGCTTGCTGTGATATTGCTCATACTCTTTTTTGTATGGGCGGGGCTTGTTCACATAGGGCATCATCGTCTCCTAGGGACATAATGGTGCTCGCACGATACCACGGGACACCACCCGCATAAAGCTGAAGAGTTGGCGTTCCACACACCGCTCTCGATGGCCTTCTCTAGCCGGTCCAGCGAGGTGTCGAAGGTGCGTAGGTAGGTATTGTGCTTCTCGATCTCGTGCTTCTTGGGGAGGAAGTCCCCACTAACAACGTAGGCCAAAGCCGACTTGATCTCGGTCAGCTTGGGGAAGTGCAAAAATAGGGCAGCGGCAATCATATCCAGCTGGGTCAGGTCTGCGTAGCGAGCGCTCTTGCCAGTCTTATAGTCAATGGACCTCGCCTTGGTACCGTTGATGATCACCAAGTCTGCGATGCCGCGCCACCAGACGTCTTTGTCGAAGAACCCGCAAGGTGCATACCCATCTTCTGTTAGCTTGATGCCAAGCCTAAGCTCCGTGTGCTTCTCACCGGGGATAGCCGCGAGGCTGTCGAGGAGCCCCTGCATGTAGGTGAACTTGGCGGGCACGGGGGCACCGCTCTTGATGAACTCTTCGGCAGCACTGTGCGCCTCATGCCCATAGCTCGCCTCAGGGCCAACTTCATCCTTGACGTCCTTGACCACCTTAAGATGGAAGTACTTCTTTGGACACTGGTCAAAGGTCTTGATACTGCTGTAGGACCATGTAGTCACGGCGTAACCTCTCGTTTTCGTTTAGCTATTTCGTCGCGAAGGTACCACACCGCTTTCTCGAGGTCTTCTATAGAGTCGTGTTTAAGGTCACAGCGCCAGATATATTTGGTGGCGTTCCCAAGGTTAAACCCCATGTGCCGAGTAACATCGATGTGCTCGATAGGCTTCCCACAGTGGGAACAGCATGCCTTACTCGACGTATAGTGCAGCGGGTGGTTTACGGGGTCGTTAGGTTCTTGGGTAGACATAGAGCTACCTTCCTAGGAGTTTGTTGAAAGCGGTACCCCATGTGGTACCCGTGCCGCCGTTTGTGATAGTGCCGCTGGTAGGGGGAGCTTGGATGTAGAGGCTTGGATCGTTGTAGAGTTGCTGGCTCTGAGCCGAGCCCCCAAGCTGGCTTTGCATAAGGGCGCTCTGCTGAGCCCCTTGAAGTGAGTTCTGCATGTTGCGGCTCTGAGCCAGATAGGCGTCATGGTCCAGCTTGGTCCACGTGTAGCCGTCCCGTGTGGCTGCTAGTACTTGGCCAGCGGTAAGACCTTGTGCGTACAGCTTGGAGGCGCGGTACTTCTCGTCTTCAGCCTCCTTCGGCTCGTTGGACTTCAGGATGGTCTGCATGAGGTTCTGGTGATAGCGACCTAGGAGTATTTCGCGCTCTGCTGCACGGACTGCCGCCAGCTCCTCGTCGGTGAGGAAGGTCTTCACCCTGTCGATCTCCTCGCTCTCATATTCTGGATGGTACTCATCAGGGTTTGACTTCATGCGGGCCAGCAGCAGCCGCACATAGGGGTGGAATTCTTCGGGCTCGTCGCTCACTTAAATGCTCCTTCAATAGTCTGTAGCTCGCGGCTTTCGAGCCAATCGATAAGCTGCCAACCTGTGATAAACGTATTTAATTTTTCCGTTCGAGGGCTGGGTATTAAAATTGTTGCAATATTACCCGCCACAATCTCACGTTTTATTACCGTTACTGATATCCCGAGAGCATCAGCTGCATTGTTAGGTGTATAGAGAAGTGCAAAATGCAGCGTTCGGTGGGTTAGCTTTGTACGCGCCTGTTCGGCATGAAGTTCTGTCACTCTAACTAGTTTTGAGGTTTTCTCAGGCTTGCGTAGCCTGATGTTATAAAGGGGGTTCTCCTCTCGCACTGCTTTGGCTTCTGCCGCCATCGCATCTTTACGGGTGGGTAGATAATTAATGGTTATGTTAGCAATTTCTTTCGTCCATCCTGATAACGCGGCATGCTCTTTGGTACGGAGAAGAGGGCGAAAGCTAATACCTACGTAGAGCAATTCCCCCTGAGCATTGAAGTGTCGGTATAAGGCGCACTGTTCTTCGCTCACGGGTTGGGTCCTTTATAAATGAGAGGGAAGAATTTTTGCATGAAAGCTCTGCCTTCCGCTCTTTGGATATCGAGCCGCCCTAACTCACGGCCTCGTTTGATGCCTTCACGGATAAAGGCGGTATAGCACTCAGGGGTATCGCCCTTCACACCAATCGGCCAATCCATCGCCTCATACAAGCGGTCGGCCTCTGCCTCATCAGGATCGACCGGCGGTGGCGTCCAGCCCTGCGCGATGAGGGCTTCGCGTTCTTCTTCGGTCATAGGTTGGGTCCTTTGTGGGTGAGAATTTTCAAAGCAAAGTCTTTGGGACGGGCTGCACCTAGGAAAATCTCCTGAAGCCCGTTACGCAGCCGCTTGATCTCGGCGTCCCGTGCAGCGAGGGCCACCTTGAGGGCATCATACTCATCTTGCGTGATGGTACTATGATGTTGGGTCATTCTTCTCCATCCTCCCAGCCATCTACAATTCTCTGTAGTGTCTCGCGCACCACCTCTCTCGAGCGTGGGTCATCCTCTACGCCTTTGACCCACATCTCAATCCGGTCATCCCAATAGTGTGTGATGATGAGCTCGTAGGTGACAGGTTGGCGGTGGTCAGCGAGGTTAATGACGTCACTCATCAGCACTCTCCATAGCTGAAGCCGTTCCCTGCCTCACAGGCTAGGGGTAGCTCTGGTGCCCACGTGGGGCGGGTTTGCATGCACTGCTCGACATAGGCCTGAGCCTCGTCGATCTCCTCTTGGGGTGCGATGATGGCGATGGCGTCGTGGACGGTCATGACGGGGCGGTAGCGCTTAGCGACCAAGAGCATCTGCTCCCCGATGACGATGCGGGCGAGAGCCTGACAGACGTTCTCGATGACCTTGCCTCCGTATATCCGGTTAGGGATAACGGTACGGCCCTTGAGTGTGTCGTAGACGAACTGCGGCCTATCCCCCTCTTCGAGCTCGACCCAGCGTAGGCCGGGGTAGCGGACATAGAGATTGTTCGGCAGCCGGATGCCCATCATGTTAACCACCAGTGCCCCCGGTCTGCCAAGGTCGGTCGTGCGACCCCCAAGGATAGCCTCAAGGGCTTTCTTCCCGTCGTTCCAGAGCTCGGGTATCCGTGGGTAGGTCTCTCGGTAGGTGCTTATGATCCGCTCCGCCTCATCGAGCGTAATGTCCACGGAAGGCGTAGCGTTCTTCAGCGCCAGCTTGAACTTGGTCGGACCCATCCCATAGCCGCAGTTATGGACAATAATCGCCCCTGCATCGGTCGCAACCGTGTATCTGTTCCTCGGCCCTGCGTAAGCGATATCGTAGGTCAGCGATTTCTGTCTGCATTGCTCGGGCGGTGCGTTTATTACGAGCATTTTCGCTACGTGTAGCAAAGCGGAGGTTACCCGGCTCATACCCTTTAGAGTTGTCCACCCTATCGAGGTCACGTTTGGCGTCTTCCCACCCGTCAAGGGAGATAAGGTACTGGAGAAACGCCCCTCGGTCTGTGCGCCATGCGTCATGGACAAAGATACCCCTACCTCCGTAATCGGGATATGTTTTCGATTTAGGGTTATGACAGCGTCCGATACAGCTCGCGATACGGTTAAGAAGGCGTTGGCGATGTTCGAGGTCAGGAACGATAGCCTCGTACCCCCAATATTTCTTCCGTGTTGCAGACGACGCACCTTTTGCGCATTCGTTGCATCTTGTGGTGCGCCCCGCTTTGAAATTGTACCGGTCCACAAGCCCTTCCCAGCTACAGGAGCAACGAACCACGGGGTGCCACCCAGAGGATCGACCTGTTGATTTGTGGTGCTGCTCCCAACGAACGACTTCCAACTCGCCCTGTCGATAGCCGACCGGAAAAGGGAAGGGTTTGTAACTACCTCGGACCACTCCCGCCACCCATGTTCCGTTAGAATTTCGTGGTCCGGCGTGGCGGTTAGCCCCCGTGCCGTCAACACTTCCTTCTCCCCCTGCGGGACTACTCCCTCGTGATTTACCCATTCTTCACCGTCCCATAACATATCCATAGCTTGTACTTCGACTATGCACTTCCAACCACTGTCGGTCAACACTTTTGTACCGGGACCAAAACAACCTAGTATAGTTGTTTTGCCTACGAACCGCTCGTCCTTCGTGATATCCTTGGGGTCCTTGCCGTAGATACTGCTGGCCATGATCCGGTACACGTCTTCCTTGCGGTCGAACGCATCGACTAGATCATCCTGCTGCGCTAGCCATGCCAACGTACGGGCTTCGATCTGACTGCTGTCGCTGTCCACCATCATGAACCCTTCGGGGGCCATCATGGCGCTCTTGAGTGGGGAGGAGCGTTGCAGGTTCTGGAGGTTAATCTTGTCGTCGCCGCCCCAGCGTCCCGTGTGCGCCGCATAGTAGCGTAGGGGTACGGGGAGTGAACCTCGCCCTGAGATGCCAATGAACCGCTCGGTGCGGGTCTCCTCGAGGGTGCTCTTCACGCCCAGCCGCGCAGCGACGATGGCTTGCACGGTGGGGTCGGGGTGGTCCAGCAGGGCGGTGAACTCTTCGTCGTTCTTCGCGAAAGCATAGGTCTGCTTCTGCGTAGTCGGGCTCACCTTCATAGGCGGGGTTACACCCAAGGAACCTAGCACAGAGGCTAGCTTTGGGTTGGACATCAGGTCCTCGATCTCCAGCGACATGCTATCCATGAGCTTCTGCTTACGGGCTAGCACGTTAGAGAGATGCTCCTCCAGCCGCTCGTGGTCCAGCTCCAACACAGGCTCGGTGAACATGCGGATGGTCAAGTCGATCAGCTTCAACTCCATGAGAGGGAAGCCCACGGCCAGCACATCGAACAGCTTACGGGTCAGCTCTGTGTCATTGCAGCAGTAGCGCCCATAGGCCGCGAGTTGGTCAGCCCCAAAGTCCCTGCGCCTCATGTTGAACGCTTGGACGACCTCGGTGCCCTTCTCGCCTAGGCCGAAGTGCTGAACCAGCTTGGCTAGGCTTACCCCTGTCATAGAACCTACAACAGCTCGCGCCATGGAAAGAGTATCTGCAATACGCTTGGGTCTTATGTCAAAATGCCAGTTCAAAATTGACATATCGAAGACGGCATTGTGAGCAATGCAGAGGTGCTTATCCATCTCGAAGCTATCGAGGAAGGCTTTGGTCGCGAGCTTGGTCCCGCTGAACCAAACAGCATCCTCGTCGTTGACCTTCACACTCACCCCGATCACCTCGAACCGAGGATCGCGTATGTATTCTTCAGTAGTCATAGTTGAGAGGCTGTAATTGGTGCCGTAGAGCGTTTCAAAGTCGAGGGTGATGATGTTCATTTGTCTTCTGCTTCCATCTTGCGGGCTTTCATGAAGGCCTCGAGCTCGTCTCGGGCACGGACAAAATACGCCCTACCCCCGGCAGGATACTCAAGCGCGGAGTCGGTACTAAGGGAAGCATTTATCACCCTAGGCGGCTCGTTTAAATCGACAAGCCACCTAGGGAGCCCCGTAAAGGCCTCTTGCAGTATCTCTAGGTTTTTCATCACCATCTGCTTCGAGGTGAGGGGGATGTTGGCCATGGTTAGGAGGCGAGCTTCTTCTTGATGGCGTTCACCTTCTCCTCGACCAACTGAAGCGCCGCTTCGGCTTCCTCTGCATGGTGTCTGGCCTGATCTACCAGCTCGTTGAGCATGCGCACCTGCGCCTCTGTCTCGCTCTCAGGGTCACCCGCAGGGCCGTAGGCTAGCTCGCGTTCGATGGTCACCCACTCCTCAGCTACATTAGCGATAAGAGCTATTGCCCTATCGGAGTAGTCTGCGCGGTAGCATTGACCCTTTAGCTCATAAACGTCGTCAAGCAGCTTTCTGATCATACGAAGCTCGGCAGGGGTAGGATGCACGATGGATGAAACCTCTGCCTCTACTGGCGTAGGCGTAACGACATCGCCCGTGGGCACTTCTTGGGTTTTTGCTTTGGGCTTGAAGAACATTGTAGGGACCTCTGTCTTGGGGGGTTTCATATAGGAATAGCGACGACCAAGGGTGACGGGCAGGCCTTGGCATTTGGTGCAGACATGCTGCTCGCCCTGCTCGTCGATGATCCATTTACGCTTACGTAAATTTAGAGCCACGATGTGATCTGTAGCGCCGCTCTTAGTAGTATCGACGTAGCTCGTAGTCGTTAAGCACTTAGAGCATTGAGCTCTGCGATACATAGGTGTGAAGCCGAACTTGTCGGGCTTTCCCTTACGGAAAGGGAACATTGTGAGGTTGTTGCTCATGATAACTTCCATACTCCTGCTCGAACTCGCCGGAACCACTCGGGTAGGGAGTCAAGGTTTTGCTCGTTGACGATAGCGGCTGCGCCGCCAGTTGCTCTTATCGTTTCGATCTCGCGTATCTGTAGGGCGGTAGCCTTGTTAGACCCCGCCTTACATTCGATAGCGAAGAATTTACCCTCGATGCACCCAACGATGTCGGGCACACCACTACGTCCGTAGCCATGCGTGGCAGGGAAAAAATAGTAGGCACCCTCCTTTTTGAGGAAGGCGACTACCTTGTCTTTGATTTTTTTCTCTGGGGTCATGGGTGTAAAGTAAACTTATTCCTTTACAGTGTCAAGTGGGGGTGAGGGTTCTTTCATACCCTTAAGTCTAGCGTGGGCTAACAGTACCCCTCTCATGGAGGCGGTGTAATTGAAGGCGTAGCGTTCTCGGTACCAAGCGATCACGTCCTCGGGTAGGCGCACAGCCACAGACCTCATGCGCGGGGTTGGCGAAGGCTTACGCCTGCGGCTCTTTTTTAGGATAGTTTTCTCGTCCATAGTCATACCTCCTTAGGGATAAAGAATGTGCCGATGCCGGTGCGGATGCCGACGCCCGCGATGGGTGCCCCGACCTCGGTGAGCTTAAGCATACCGACCCGACCGCGAAGCAGGATGGGCAGCGTCTCGGCGGTGTAGATGACGGGGCTGGGCGGCGCGATAGAGGTGTTGTGATCAACCACCACGTACTCGTTGTCGGAACGGATCATCACGGTGTAATACTTGTCCGCCTGCCTAGCATCCCTGAAGCTCTTGGTGTCGGTAGCGTTCACCATGCACTCGGGGAGGGACCGGATGCGCTCTGCTGCTCCCTTGTTACGGAGAGCGACCGCTGCGACGATCTCCTCTAGGTGCGGGAGCACAAAGGCTGCGAGCGTGTCGTCGTGCATGAGAGCGCTCAAGGCTCGATGCAGTGTTGTATTGGCGGTATTGTGAGCATCGTAGATAACCCGCTCGGTGGCGTTCGCAACATCCACTAGGTTTTCCGTTACGCTCTTAGGCACAAAGTGCTTCTCAATAAGGCGCACAGCCTTGACGATATCCTTGGTCCTAACCTCGTCGCCACGCTTGCGCTCACGTGCCACGCGGAAGTTGGAGAGGCAGTACTGATCCTGATGTCTAGCCAGCTTGCCTAGCACCTCGCCCGTGGTCCGGTCGTAGACCTTGATCAGTGCCACTTGGTTAGAAGTGGTAGGGTAGTTGTAGGCATAGGGGGTTGCCTCGATGATGAACCCCCAGTTCTTGTGGCGTCGATGCAGCTTGAGCAGCAGCAGCTCGAACATCCCTGTCAGCTCGGTGAACCTAGGGGGGTGACCATCGTTATGTTTGATGGTCGTGTTGGGGACGTTAGTGATAACGTGTTGTGGGTAATTGTCAGACATCTTGTTGCTCCTAGAGGGATGGGGCGGCGTGTGCCGCCCCCTTGATTGTTACCACTCGAACTTCTTGAGGATTGCATCGACACCGTGCTTGACGTCGGCACGGATGACAGGGCTGTCCTTGATGTCGTCGATGTCCAAGCCGCTCATGGTCTCGGCTAGGGACAGGCGAGCCTCCTCGAGGTTGGGGTCGTTGGTGATGTTGAGGTGCTTGAGCATGTCGATCAGCGACTGTGCGTTGCTGACCAGCGTACCGTGGTAGCGCTTCTTGAACTCATCACCATCGCCCTCGGTCTCGGTGAGCTTCTCGGACATGTCGGTCAGCAGCTTGTGCAGCTTCTTCCAAGGCTCATCCATCGCAGCAGCAACGCGCTTGTTGAACGCGGTGTCGTACTCGTCCTTCATCTCTGCCAGTGCTTGAGCAGGGACATCGAGACGGAAGTCACCGGAGTCTGGCAACGGAGTGAAGACCAGACGGAAGCCGAACTTGTCGTGCAGCTCCTCGATGGTGGGGTAGTCGCTCGCGTTGGCCATGTCGCCCAGATAGTTGAACGCGGTCTGGACCAGTGCAGGGTACTCACGCTTGAACTGCTCGACCAGCTCGTTAAACTTGTCGCGCCGCATGTTGACCTCGGACTTGTAGTCTAGGAATAGCGACGTAGGCAGAAGGCGAGGACCCTTGTCGGACCAAGGCAGGGTGTGGGTGTTGTGCCACAGGCGACACTGCGCGGCGAAGTCAGCGATCTCCTTACGCAGGTGGGTGCCAGCCATGAGGTTCTTGGAGACCTTGGCTGCATCCTTGGAGGCGTTGTTGTCGTCGGTCACCTTCTCGGTGACCACCTTGTCCAGCTTGGATGCGCCCCAGACAGAGATATTCATCTCGACCAAGACGGACGACGACGTGATGGAAGTGTTAGGAATAGACATGTGTATTCTCCTTGATGGTTGTGGGTTACTTGCTAGGGGTAGTGTCGGTGGACATGTTAGCTTCGGCATAGGCGACCATCTGCGTCACGACTTGCCGCATGGACAGGTTGAACTCACGACCAGCTTGCTTGAGCCTGTTGAACTGTGGCTGCGACATGTTGATCGTGACCTGCATCTGCTCGGTGCGTACCCAGTTGGGGTCGAGCACCTTGGGTGGCTTGGGCTGTAGCTTAAACATCAGTCGAACTCCGCGATGTAGATGGTCTTGCCAGTGGGCGCAGTGATCTCACGATAGGGGTTGACCACCACCCACAAGACGGGTGCGGGCCAGTTGTTACCCCAGTCAGAGCCGACCTCGCCATCGGTCAGCACGATGATGCAGTCGGGCTTCATCTTGTGGGTAGCCATGTAGTTGGAGACACACGATGGCTGCGTGCCACCACCACCCTTGGGCTTGGTGTTGGTGAGCAGGTTGTCCAAGGTAGTCTGCGTATAGGTCTCGTGCGCTGTGACGTGGCTGTCCCAGTAGAGCACGTCGACCTTCTCAGGCTTGACCATACTCAGGAGCGACACCATCTCCGTCATGAAGGTAGGTATCTCCTTGTAGATGGAGCCGGACATATCGGTCGCGATGGCCACGCTGTTCAGCGTCTCCCCGATCATTATGGGTAGGTAGATATCAATACCGACGAAGCGACGGTTAAGCCTACGGTAGGTCGCCTCCTCCTTGTCGACGCAGTAGGCTGTGACGAACTCCTGCGTCTCGCGCTTCCAGTTGATCTTAGGCTTGACCAGCTTGTCGAACAGTCGGTCGACGTTGCCATTGCCCTTACCGTTGAGCTTCTCGTGCAGCATCTTGCCCTGACGGATAGCGCGGTCGACCTCCTTCTCGACCTCTGCCTCCTCTGCCTCCGTGCGCTCTTGACCAGCCTCCCAGTCGTGATCGTCGAAGCCACCACCCTCGGCAGGACCGTTGCCCTGCTGTGGCTTACCCTTACCCTGCTGTGACTGGCCCTGACCCTGCTGTGACTGACCCTGACCACCGCCACCTTGCTGCTGTTGCTGCTTCTGCTCCTGCTCGAGGATGTCGTAGACCTGCTTGACGTGCATGTTACGGAACCGCTCGTCGTACAGACCCATGCGCTCGCCCGTAACGGGGTCGCGAGGGAAGGCGATGAACTGCTCGGTCGGGTCCATGTCACTGACGATGAGGTTAAGCACGTAGTCACAGGCTTGGTTGGTGAGCTTGGCATCCATCTTCCAGAGCTTAGCCCACGTCTGGATATCGCGCAGCATCTTGTGACCGGCCTCGTGGATGACCACGAAGGCGATCTCGCGCTCGGAGAAGGTCGCGATGAACTTGCGACCATACTCCTCGTTGAAGCCATCGGTGCGCCCGAAGATGTCACCCTCTACGATCTTGGTAGTGCCGACCATCATCAGGCCGGACATGCGGGCAAAGATTTTGTTCCGCATGAGGTTAACCTTGACCTTCTGGAGCTTGCGCTCCTCCTTGTCGCGTATCTCTATGATGTCAGTCATGTTTCAGTACTCCATTCTTTCTGGATGCCTCGAGCACTTGCTTGGCAGCGTCGAGCTCGTCCTTGGCAATTAGGCGGATGTCGAATAGGTCGAAGGGGTTCTCCGACCCTTTGGGTTTGTAGGTAACGCGGTAGTGGATGGTTGATCTCTTGTCAGGGACGATCTCCTCGATCTCGATCTCGTCCCCCGTTAGCTGACCGAAACGGTTAGCTCCTGTTCCGAAGCGCACGGTCTTCTCCTTCAATAATCAGAGCGGGTAGGTCTTGGAACGCGGCAAGCTCGTCCTTCGCCCTTATGAGCACCCTCATGGTTACCCGCATGGTCTCGAGGTCGCGGCGAACGACCTCCACGTCTATCGCCTTGCTTAGACCCTCCGCGTACTCCCAGTGCTCGAGGACGACCCAACAGTTGAATATGCCGGAGTGCGTGTGGTCGTCTCCGGCTACCCACGGTGTGACCTTAAGGACCTGCATTACAGCAGGTCTTCGTTACGCTCGAGCCAGCTCGCGAAGGCACCCGAGGAGAAGGCGATCTTCTGCTTGTTGGGGTTCTTGGCGACGTTGATAGCGAAGGCAGCTTGCCATGCAGGAGCGAGCCGCTCGAGGTAGGTCATGAACGGTGTCATGGTCTCGGCGGTGATCTTCTCAATGGCACCAAACACCAGCACGGAGCATGCACCTGCCGACGTAGGGATAGGCGTAGTCTTGGGGTGGGCCACGATATCAGCCCACGGTGCTAACTGGTCTTGGTAGTCGATGTAAGACAATAGGTCAGCAGCCGCAGCCTGACCAACCTTGCCGATAAGCGCAGCCTTGAGCGCCTGCGGGGTGATGAGGTGACGGGTCTCGATGATGTCAGACGCAATGTCTAGCGAGCGAGGGGTAACGATAGCGCTCTGAACCTTGCGCGGGTTGTAGATATAGACGTTACCCTCTTGGCCAGCGTCCATGTAGCTCGCCAAGACCTGAGGTGTCTCGTGGACCCATGCCATGAGCACAGGGCTACGGTCGTTGTTGGATGCCCATGCCAGCCACTGGTCAGCGTTAGGCTTGCGCACGAAAATCTCTACCACGCGGTCAGCAGTGTGACCGAGCAGCACGTCGCCCAGACCCTCGTCGCCAAGGTTACCGGACATAAGGACAATGGAGCCCTCTGGCAGGGGGTCGTCACCGAAGCGCGGGTTGGTGCGCTCGAGCAAGGGGTGCAGCATGTTCTGGACGTAGCGTGTGCCCTTGGTGAACTCGTCGAGCATGATGCAGACGGGTCGGCCAGTGTGAAGCCTGAACCCCGTGTTAGGGTACAGCGAGCTCGTCTTGGTGTCATGGTTGGGCATGGGGATGCCCGCCTCACCCTCGGCCATGGTGCCTACGTCACGGTAGACCATCTCATAGTTGGGTAGCTTCTTGGCAAGGATGCCCATGATGCTGGACTTGCCGATGCCCTTCTCACCACGGAGCATGATCCTAGCCCGTGGGTTAGTAGCGATAAGGGTGGCAGCTTCTTCGATGGACACAAACTGGTTGAAATCGACGTTAGACATGGTGTTGCTCTCTCTTTGGTTAGACTGTTACGGGCTGGGACGCCCCGGCTGGAGGTGCTCTCCAACCGTTCTTAGATGGTATCACACTTTAACAAATTGTTCAAGCCTTTTGGCTTAGCCGTAAGGATGGGCCAGCCGCTTAGGATAGTTTTTACACCTCCCCGGCAAAGAAGAGGCACAGCGCAGCGAGGAGCATGAGCAGGTCGCCCTTGATACTTAGTCGTACCGCAGCTTGCATGAACGCACCGAGCTCCTCTTGGGTAGCTCGCTCCTTGGCACGCTCAGTGCGCATACCTGCGGCTACGCCGCTAGCACCAATGTGAGACTTGGCAGAGAGGGCGATGAGCGTCCCCACCGCGACGAGGACAAACTTATAGACGGGACGCATGGTGGCGTAGTCGAAGGTTATGGAGTGAAGCAGGTCCATGGTTAGTCCTCCTCCTTCTCGTAGCCCAGCTCATCCTCGAGCCGCTCAGCTAGCACGATGGCAAGGTCAGAGTGTCGACCCTCTCGTGCCTTCGCGATCAGCTCCTCGTTGGACATGAGGCGCAGGTAGGTCAGTGATCTCAGTATTTTCAAGGTGGTCCCCTTCTCTTTGCAAAGCTCTTCGCCATACTCCGACACGATGCGCATGTCGGGGTGGCTCTCTGGGTTGGCGCTCATCCACGCCAACAGTTCTTCGATGTCCACGGTGTCATCACCGGGTGCATGTGGTTGCTTAGCCATCACTTATATCCTCTCGTTGCTTGAGCCTCGTAGCCCGACCAGAACGCTATCTCCCCCGCCTTAGCTAGGTGGAAGGCACCGAAGGCTAGCAGGCAGAAGATCACCGCGTCGAGCAGGGTGATAGGTAGTCGGGGTCTGGTTCTCACCTTGTGTTGCCTCTGCTTGGTTAAGTGTAAGGGTCCCATCCTCGCATGGAGACGGGCTAGGGATGCTGCTTTTTGGTATTGCTCCGCACCTTGGGGTGCGTACACCCCCCACTTAGGCTCACTCATCGCTCGATCCCCGCCTCGTCGAGCATCTGCTCGACCTCTGCGTCCATCTCCTCGTTGGACCTTCGCAGTCTACCCTTTAGTATGCGGTCAAACTCCCGGTGCAGCCTCTCATGCTCCGCAAGATACTCCTGCTCCTTGTCTTCTCCTGCCTTGACCCATGCAGCATGGAAGTCTTCCTTGGGGTTGGGGTGCTTGATCCTCCGGTGCTGGTCGAGGTGAGGAGCGAACAGTTGGCCTAGGCGTTCATACTCCTTCCACTCTCGGTGCGTCTTGTCGCACTCTGCCGAGAACACATCTTCCCCTATCTCGTCTATGAGGTGGCCTAGGCTATCGCCGCGCTTGGCACCCAGCTTCTCCATCGTGCGCAGCACGGACACATAGGGACGTGGGTCCACGTAGGTCCCCCTCTTCACCCCGTAGCGTATCTCCACCTCAAGGCTGCTTATCAGCACGTTCCACTGGTCGTGCTTAGATATCTTCTTGGTCTCTTTCTTCTTAGGCATCGGTCTTCTCCTTCTCATCAGCCCATGCCTTGATGGCATCGCCTAGGGCATTGTTAGCTTTGCGGTACTGACTGTGTGTCGTGGGGTTGGGTTGGCGCTTCCATATGCGGTAGCGCTTCCCTACCTCTAGCTGAGCAGTGATAAGCGCTGCTCTTGTTTCTTCCAGTGTCATCACCACTCTCCGTCTTTCACAGGTCTACCCGCAGGGTCTTCTCCACTCGCTACCAGCATGGCGTCGTGCATGTGGGTGAAGACCTGCTTGTCCGTGATGGACCACTCGGACGTGATGTCTCCGTAGAGCTTTTCCATGCGCTCCTTGAACGCTTCAGCCTCGTGCCTAACGTCGAAGCAGTAGAAAGCTAAGAACTCACCACCTGCGTTGGCCTCCCACTCTTCGACGATGTAAATCATCTTGCTCATGCTCACTCTCCCTCAACAGAGGCTGCCCACATCGCTAGGCGATGCAGGGTGTTGTCAGAGACCAGCAGCAGGTTGATGCGGTCCAGCTCATCGAGCAGGTAGAGCGCAGTGGTGCTTCCCCGTACGTTCATAGGCAGGGCGTTGATCTTGGTGATGAGCTTGTTAGCCTTCACGTCCTCCGTCTCGGGGAGGTCCTCCTCCTGAGTGAGCCCCCAACCGTCGTCCTCGTCGAACCCCATGTCGATGAGGTTCAGGTGAGCAGAGAGAGCTGCGCTAACACGCACCGAGCCGGAGCCACGGGCTTGGGAATTTCTATACATCGTCTTCGTCTCCATGATCTCACCGCAGTGAGATTCGGTTGGGGGTTGGCGCTGGAGGTGATCTCCAACGTTCTTACATTGTAGCACATTGTAAGAATTAATCAAGTGTTTTGGCTTAGGCGTAAGAAAACGGGCAATGTTAAAAACCCCTAATGTAAGAAAACTCCTAATGTAAGAAACTATCCAAGGGGGAGGTACTTCCGCCTCTCCCTAATGTTAGAAAAAAACTTAACATTATAATGTAAGAGAAAAAGTACACCCTATCTAACGTAACAAAAATATCCTAACCGCAGGGTGTGGAATGTTAAAAAAGGTAATGTAAGAATGTAAGAAAAAAGGGCCTAATGTTAAGAAACAGAAAATGGTTTTCTTACATTAGCAACGCCTTATGGCATAAGGGTTTGAAGGTAGAAAGTAAGGGTAATGTTATATTGTTAAAAGAAATAGAGAGAGAATGGCGAGTTTGGGGTTTTTGTTTTTTGGGGATGCGGGAGAGAGGTGCACTTGCATAGAAGCGCAGTTTCCTAAAAAGCTCAAAAACCGTTCTTACAATATAACATTATAACATTGCTTGATTTCATTGAGGAATTTTCTTTACATTACCCAAACCATTTTCTTACATTCTTACAATACCTACCTACGGTTAGGATATTTTTGTTACGTTATATATGACGTGTTATGTTGACGTTAACGTAACCCTACATTTTCTTACATTACACCTACCTAACTATGGTGAGATTTCTTACATTAGGCTGATCTCACCGATGTGAGATTTTCTTACATTAACCCCTTCGGTGCTATCGTCACTTGGAACTATCCCGAGGGCGATCTCACCGCTGTGAGGTTAGTTTCTTACATTACCCCTTTGGGCATATCGCCTTAGTGCTATCGTCGCTTGGAACTATCCCTAAGCCTGCCTCCCGCGCTGTGAGGCAGGCACAAAAAAACCCCCTGCCATTTGGCAGGGGGTCAAGGGGTAGGACGCTAGGGGTAAGGCCTAGGCTGGAGGCAGGACCACGACCAGAAAAGCCAAGAGCGCGAAAAAGAACGCTGCGAGCACGGCGAGCTCTGCGAGAGCCCGAAGGATGATTAAGAATCTGCTCATTCGAAACTCCCATCTGACACTAGCTGCCCATCGGGAGCATAGCGTTTGATCATGGCGTCAACCGGGTAACCTCGCACACCTGCTAGCGACATATACATACAGATTTGCTCGATGCTATATGGGCCCTTGGGAGAACCAAATTTGATCATGCGAGCAAAGGTCTTAAACATTTTGGGTTTAGCGAACCAAGTTAGAACGTCGACGCAAGCCTCGCGCACATTATCGGTATCAGGCCTATAGTGTTTGGTATGTCCCATGATAGGGCTCCTTAAAGAGGGAAAAGATGGGCCCCTCTTGCGAGGGGCCCTAGGGTTTAACCAAGGGTCGAAAGGTCGACCTTGAAGGCTGCATGGAGGAGACGTCCAATCGCAGCGTTGACGCTGAGCTCCCCCTCGGTAGGACGCTGTTCTTTCATGCCCGCCTTATAGAGAGCGATCAGAGAGGCCTTTTGGCGTGTTTCCAAGGCCTTGGCCTCACGTTTCACGCTGTCAGGATTGGCCTTCTTCCAGATGGCCTTGATATCGCTCCAAGGCTTATCCTTGTTCACAAGGCCACGCTCATCTGCAGCTTGCCAAACAATCTTGCGAAGCTCTTCGAGCTTGTCCCAAACGGCTCGCTCATTACCCCGAGCGTTCGCAGCAGTGAGGGTCGGCCAATCGCGCATCCCCGTTTCGTCGGCAATCTTGTGATACATAACCCTTGCGAGGCCTTGCATCTGGCCTTGGCTCTGCACGTACTTATGCATGGCCTCATTAGTCGTAAGGCGCGCTAGTGTGGCCTCGATGCTCTTGTCGGCCTTGGCCTTAAGAGCTGCGGCGCGTTTGGCCTGAAGTTTAGCGACATAGGCCTTGTGTTTGGCCTTGTCGGCGGCGGAGAGCTTAACCGTGCTCTTAACGGTGGGGATGACGTTAGACATATTGATATAAGGTCCGAAGACCTCTCCTTGTGGCGTTGCATGTGCAAGGCCTTGGTTGCGTCGGCAGCACCTCGCCGCCGACAACCTTTTATCTCATTCCTTATGGTGTATTGCAATAGAGGTAGAAACCCAACGATTACAAGGGGTTAGGGTATCAATCTCACCGATGTGAGATATCCACGGGGTAGGCACCCCCCAAAACCCATATCAGGGTGGTCCCCCCTCTCTAATATACTATTCCACACAACCGATGACGCACTTTTGAAAACCCCCCCGTCACCTTTTCTATTTTGCTACCCCAGGGGGGTATATATTTTTTAGGGAGGCCCCCACTCCTTTCAGGCTGCGCAGCAGCCGGGGGGTATATATTTTTTCAAGTTGTTTTTCACCTAACTCCTGTTAAAGCAGGGGTACTGTGTCGCTCCGCGACCTTACAAACATTCAGGGTAGCCCGACCCCATGCCTACAGTGCGTCTAACGCCAGACAAGACTAAGCCCATGCCCTTTGACCTCACCGAGGAAGTGGCAGGGACCTTTGAGGATGAGATAGCCGTAGCCGCAGCAACTGCAGAGCTACAGGCAGACCTCGGGGCCCCCATAGAAGTTGCAGAAGAAGACTACGCCGCCGAGCAGCGCCTGCTCGAGGCGGTAATCAAGAACAAAAGTAAAACCCCCCTTACCCAGATCAACACGGCCTATGCCGCCGCTGCGTTCCTCCGCACCTACGGGTCCACGATGGCGCTCGATGCTGCCTCTGCGCGGTCGGCCATTACCAATAAGCTGTTAGAGATAGCCAACTGCGGTGAAACCAAGTTCGAGCTCAAGGCGCTAGAACTCTTAGGCAAGCACTCTGACATTGGTCTGTTCACCGAGCGTAGCGAGATCACCATTAACTACAAGAGCCCCGAAGCTCTCGAGGATGCCATCAAGGAACGGGTACGCCGCCTACTGCATGCAGACCTCATCGACATTACCCCGCTAGGCAAAGACCTCGACGAGGAGTTCGGTGTGGCTCCGCCAGAGAAGAAACCCTCAGAGTATGACGCGGAGCTGGAAGAGTAGTGGGACGCCCAAGGATACACCCGGTAAAGACCCCCACCCCTAAACCGGGCTCGCCCCCTGCGAACCCGTTCGCCAATATCTCCCTTGCGGATATACCTCGCATCCTACCAGCACTGTCTCCTGCCGACCAAGAGCAGCTCCTCGCTCAGCTCGACCACTTAGAAAAATTAAAACATAAAAGCCTCGCGCAGCAGCGGTTCATTAAGTTCGTCGAGGCCATGTGGCCGAGCTTCATCGCAGGAAGACACCATGCTAAGATGGCGGATGCGTTTGAGAGGGTGGCTAGAGGCGATTGTAAACGCCTCATTATCAACATGCCTCCTCGTCATACTAAGTCTGAGTTTGCATCATACCTCCTCCCGGCGTGGTTCTTGGGTAAGTTCCCCGGTAAGAAGGTTATTCAGACAAGCCATACGGCGGAGCTTGCTGTAGGTTTCGGTCGTAAGGTGCGAAACCTCGTCGACACGGACAATTACCACAGCGTCTTCCCGGACCTCGTGCTGCAGTCCGACTCCAAGGCTGCTGGTCGATGGAACACGTCCAAGGGCGGCGACTACTTCGCTATCGGTGTTGGCGGTGCGGTGACAGGTAAGGGTGCTGACCTGCTAATCATTGATGACCCGCACTCTGAGCAAGAGGCTGCGCTAGCCGAGACCAACCCCGACATCTACGACAAGACCTACGAGTGGTACACCTCAGGGCCCCGGCAGCGACTGCAGCCCGGTGGGGCTATTGTCATAGTCATGACGAGGTGGAGCAAGCGTGATCTTACAGCGCAGGTCCTGAAGGCCGCAGCCCAACGTGGCGGTGATGAGTGGGAGGTCATTGAGTTCCCGGCACTGCTGCCATCTGGCAACCCCCTGTGGCCTGAGTTCTGGCCGCTAGAAGAGCTGAGCGTCCTTAAGGAAGAGCTGCCCAATTCGAAGTGGATGGCGCAGTACCAGCAGAACCCGACGTCCGATACGAGCGCCATAGTCAAACGCGAGTGGTGGAAGATGTGGGAGCCTGAGCGGCCACCCGAGTGCGAGTTCGTGCTTATGGCGTGGGACACGGCCTTCGAGAAGACGCAGCGAGCTGACTACTCAGCCCTGACCACGTGGGGGGTGTTCTATCACCCGGACGACAATGGGATCGAGCAGGCCAACATCATCCTGCTCAATGCGTTCAGGGAGCGGATGGAGTTCCCACGGCTTAAGCAGGAGGCCATCGACCAGTACAAGGAGTGGCAGCCTGATAGCGTGATCATCGAGAAGAAGGCGTCTGGTGCGCCGCTGATCTATGAGATGAGGGCCATGGGCATCCCCGTGCAGGAGTTCACCCCTAGCCGGGGTAACGACAAGATCAGCCGCCTCAACGCCGTCTCCGACCTCTTCGCGAGCGGCAGGGTGTGGGCCCCCAATACTCATTGGGCGGAGGAAGTCATTGATGAGGTGGCATCCTTCCCGTCCGGCGACCACGACGACTACGTTGACTCTACTTCGCTAGCCCTTATGCGTTTCCGAAAAGGAGGCTATATAGGCACTGCGTTGGATGAGGTCGATGATGTCCGAGAGTTCAGAAGCAACCGAAACAGGGGGTACTACTGACCTACCCCCTACCCGTAAGGCTGCTATGGCGGCTAACTCTCGCAGATATTTCACAGGTAAACCGTGTCTTCATGGGCACATCGCATACCGCTACACAACGACTGGCTACTGTTCTCAATGTGGGCACGCAAGACTTGCAAATGGGGCGCACAAAGCAAGATGGAAGGCCGCTAACCCTAAGAGGTCATGGGCAATATCGTCGGTGGGTTCCGCTAAGGCTCGGGCCGCGAGGAAAGGCTTAGAGTTCTCGCTTACCTATAGGGGGGTGCTAGGGATAACCCCCGATATATGCCCGGTGTTCTACACACCCTTTAGGTTTACAGGGAATAAGAAGATGGGAAGCGAGAGTGCATCGCTGGATAGGCTAGACCCTTCTGTAGGGTATGTAATGAGTAACGTAGTAGTGATATCTTTGAAGGCTAATATGATTAAAAATGCCTACGGGGCACAGGATATCGCTCGGGTAGCCGAGTGGTTAAAGGAACAGGGATATAATTGATGGCCGTCGACAAATCACTTAGCCAAGCTCCACTCGGTCTAGGCTCTCTTTCAGGCATGCAGCCCTTGGGTATGGGCGCAGAAGGCGATGCGCCAGCCTTGGAGATCGAGATTGAGGACCCCGAGAGCGTCTCGATCAATGGTATGGAGATCGATCTCGACGGTAAAGCCGACGAGGATGAGGGTCCAGACGACTTTGACGCCAATTTGGCCGAGTTCATGGATGAAGCGGCCATGAAAACCCTCTCGGGTGACCTATTGGGTGACTTTGATGAGGACATTTCGTCCCGCAAGGACTGGATCAACACCTATGTTGACGGTTTAGAGCTTCTAGGCATGAAGGTTGAGGACCGCACGGAGCCTTGGCCCGGAGCTTGCGGCGTCTACCACCCGATTTTGAGCGAAGCGTTGGTGAAATTCCAAGCTGAGACCATCATGGAGACGTTCCCAGCGGCTGGACCGGTGCGAACCAAGATTATTGGGGAAGAAACCCCCGAAAATAAGAAGGCAGCTGCCCGCGTTGAGGCAGATATGAACTACCAACTGACCGAGCGCATGGTCGAGTACCGGCCTGAGCATGAACGTATGCTCTGGGGCCTTGGTTTGGCCGGAAATGCCTTCAAAAAGGTCTATTTTGACCCCTCTTTGGGGCGTCAAACGTCGATGTACGTGCCTGCTGAGGACATGGTGGTTCCCTATGGAGCATCAAGCCTGCAAACAGCTGAGCGCGTCACCCACGTCATGCGCAAGACCCCCAACGAGGTCAAGAAGCTGCAGGCACAGGGCTTCTACCTTGATGAGGACCTTGGTGAGCCTACGGATATCTTCGACGAGGTAGAGAAGAAGATCGCGGAGAAGATGGGCTTCCAAGCCTCCTCTGATGACCGCTTCAAGCTGCTCGAGATGCACGTCGACGTCGACCTACCCGGCTTCGAGGATGAGGATGAGGACGGCGAGCCTACTGGTATCGCGCTACCCTACGTCATTACGCTCGAGAAGGCCTCTGGGACCATCCTGTCTATCCGCCGGAACTGGGACCCTGACGATGACCTCAAGCAAAAGCGCAACCACTTCGTCCACTACCCCTACATTCCCGGCTTTGGCTTCTATGCCTTCGGCCTAATCCACCTCATTGGTGCTTTTGCGAAGTCCGGCACCAGCCTGATCCGTCAGTTGGTCGATGCGGGTACCCTGAGCAACCTCCCCGGTGGCTTTAAGACCAAGGGCCTCCGCGTCACGGGTGATGACACACCTATCGCCCCCGCTGAGTGGCGCGACGTGGACGTGGCCTCTGGGACCATGCGCGATAACATCATGCCGCTCCCTTACAAGGAGCCAAGCCAAGTCCTCTTTACGCTGCTGCAGAGCATCATTGAGGAGGGGCGTCGGTTTGCCTCGGCGGCTGACCTGCAGGTTAGCGATATGTCAGCCAATAGCCCTGTGGGTACGACGCTAGCCATACTTGAACGGTCGCTTAAGGTGATGAGCGCCGTTCAGGCTCGCATACACTACGCAATGAAACAGGAGTTCAAGCTCCTGAAGGTGATCATCCGCGACTACACCCCACATGAGTACTCCTATAAGCCCGTGGACGGCGCTCCGCAGGTTAAGCAGGCCGACTACGACACTGTGGACGTCATTCCTGTCAGTGACCCTAATTCGGCCACGATGGCCCAAAAGGTCGTGCAGTACCAAGCCGTCATGCAGATGGCTCAACAAGCTCCGCAGATTTACGATCTGCCCTTCCTGCATCGTCAGATGCTGGAAATTCTCGGGGTCAAAGACGCCGCAAAGTTGGTTCCAACCACCGACGATGAGGAGCCTATGGACCCCGTGTCGGAGACCATGGCGCTATTGAACAGCAAACCTGTCAAGGCGTTCATCTTCCAAGACCATGATGCCCACCTAGCAGTCCACACATCGGCTATGCAGGACCCCGTTCTGCAGCAGGCTATGGGTCAAAACCCCAAGGCCCCTATGATTATGGGTGCAGCGCAGGCTCACATCATGGAGCATATTGCGTTCAAATACCGCAAGAGCATCGAGGACGCCGCAGGCGTTCCTTACCCTGCCCCTGACCAGCAGATGGACAAAGAGACAGAGGCCGAAATCTCCCGTCTTGCTGCCGCTGCGGCTGTTCAAGTTCTCCAGAAGAACCAGCAGCAGGTGCAGCAACAACAGAACCAACAGACTGCTCAGGACCCCATCGTCCAGATGCAGCAGGCGGAGCTGCAAATCAAACAAGAAGAAAGCAACCTCAAGAAGCAGAAGCTGGCTATCGACGCCGTGGCCCGTCAGGACCAACTGGACATCGAGCGCGAGCGTATCGCCTCTCAAGAGCGCATCGCAGGCATGCAGATCGGGGCAAAGATTGGCGCGGACAAGATGCGCAACTCTGCCCAGCAGCAGGTCGAGGGTCTACGTATCGGAGTTGATGTGGCCAAAACCATGCAGCAGCAGGAACACCAGACCAAGCAGAAGTTCGCTGACCATGCTCACCAGAAGGACAGCGCGGTTCTGCAGCATATGATCCAGCAGGTTCAGCAG